ATATAGAATATTAGAAGCAGATGTTAAAAAAAGAAGGATACTTAGGAAAGTAGAAGATGTATTTGGCTGTGAAGCCTTATTAGAGGATTCAATGACAGAATTAGCGTGGGAGATATTAGGAATTAAAAAACATAGAGTTCCTCTTATGTCTAACCATGAAGGTTCTATCGAATATGGCGAAGAATATTATGGGGATGAACATTTGACGGAGTTGTATTATGGTTGTGGTGGTGTAGTAGATGGTGGTACTACAATTAGTGAATACATAGATGAAATCTTACGACTCAAGGAGATAATGGAAGGTGAGGAAAAAGAATGAAAGATAGATGGAGAAATGCAGATGGTAGGATTTATTGGATAAAGGATATGTCTGATGCACATCTTACAAATGCCGTAAGATATATGAGAAAAAAAATAAAAGAAGAAGATGGATTTCTTCCAGCTCCAAGCTATTATGCTTTAGAAAAAGAGTATAAAGAAAGATGTGAGGAGCGAGAATGAATATAGAAAAACATATCCGATGTGAATGTGCAAAATATTGGGGGATGAAGAACCATAAAAGAAAATGTAAGAGGTGCAAAACAGAGGTTATTGCAAGGGGTAAGAAGATGAGTATATCGAAAAAACAAAAACTCTTGAAAGGTGTGGAAAGCATGATAGCACAAGGAGTTGAGGATAGGGGAAGGACAAAGACACCATCTATGGTTAAAAATGAAGGTAGAACCTTTAAGGTAGAGTTATGAATTGTTCAATGTGCAGATTCCATGATGCAGGAGGAGAAACACTCTTTGGTACATGCAATTACTTTAAGGAATTAGGAAAAGAATCAAAACCAATAGAGGATGCTAAGGTTTATGAAGAAGGATGTCGTTTCTACTTAAATGCTATGGTTTGTTTTGAGTGTGGAAAGAAGGTAACATTTGATGATTCTGACCCGGCATCTTATGAAAAAGGTAATGATGATAGGTGTTGTAAGCCTTGCTTTAAAAAGATAGTTCAAGATACTATAGAAGAAGTAAAGGGAATGAAAGGTATTGTCCGGGTATAATCCAGACTTTGATTTAGACTTATCTTTTGGAGAGCATTACGAAGATGTTCTTGCAGATATTTTAAAGTTTGGAAAGGTAGAAGTGAAAACCGAAAGAGATATTTGGTATGACACGGGGAATATAGCAGTAGAAATAAGATACAAGGGGAGACCGAGTGGTTTATCCACAACAAAAGCAGACCATTGGGCACAGGTAATGACTAAGAACGGAGACATAAAGTTTATATTGTTATTTCCTGTCGAGGTTTTAAGAAAAAGAGTAAAATACTTACTGAAACATAAAAAAGCAAAAATTGTCATGGGTGGTGACAACAACCAATCTGCTTTAATTTTAATACCACTTAAACATATTATAGGAAAATTATGAAAACCTATTCATATAGCCAATTAAACACATTCAAATCTTGTCCCGAAAAATATAAAATCATGTATATTGATGAAAAGAAAAACTCCAAAGAAGGTGTAGAAGCTTTTATGGGGAAAAGAGTACATGATACTTTAGAGTGGGTGTATAGTGTATACAATATCAAAAGAGAGGTGTCTTTCAAAGAGATAGAAGAATTTTATGATGACAACTGGACTAAGAACTGGCATGATGAAATATATAGTGTTAGAGACCTTAAGACAGAGTATTACTATATATTAGGTAAGCATTGTTTAGGGAATTATTTTTATAAATATGGTCCGGAGTTTAACCAAAGTGTTTATGCTACAGAAACGATGATTAATTTTAAACTTAATGGGTTTACTTTTAGAGGGATAATAGATAGATTAGATTATGATAGTGATGGAAATTGGATTATACATGACTACAAAACAGGCAAAAGATTATTATCTAACCCTGCAGTAAAAAAAGATGGGCAGTTAGCTTTATATCAAATGGCTATTGCTCAAGAATTTAAAGATATAAAATCTGTCGAGCTTAGGTGGCACTTCCTACAACAAGGAGTAGAAAGAAGTGTTGTTCATACCAAAGAAAGCTTAAATGAAATAAAAGAAAACTTAAAAGGAATGGTACATAATATAGAAAGTGCTGATTCTGTCGATGTCGGTGGCTTCCAACCTAAAGAAACAATGTTATGTAATTGGTGTCACTATTGGGAGGATTGTTCTGCAAAAAGCACAACAAATCCTGTAAGCAAAGCAAAATAATATTAATGGGTAGTATTTTGGGAATTTTTGGGAAAATAAAAAAAGGAGAATAATGAAAGTACAATTAATTTGCACACTTTGTAAGGAAATGATAACAGAAAGTGGAAAAGGGATTTATATCTGGGGTGAAAAAGACGAACTAAACTCATTTAAGCTTGTACACAAAGGAGCTTGTGATTCGTTTTTTCAAAAAAGTCATCCTTATAGTTGTGAAATACATACGGCTATAAAGAGAATAGGTGCTACTCCAGAATATCGAGGACTAACTAAGGAGAACAATGAAACAGTATAACATATCTGCAGAAGAAGTATGGGAAAGAACATTAAAGCTTAATGCTTCATTAGAGGTAATAAGCGATTTAGTAAAAGATATGATAGATGAAATTCATGTCTTAAAAAGAATATCTTATGAATTAAAGGAGATAGAGAGACATGAAGATAGCAGAAGTTAAAATGGATAAAAGAGGTAGAATAACCTTGCCGAGAGCTTACATGAAAGTGAACGGACTTAAAGAACAATCTACCATTATAGTTAAATCCAGCAATAAGCCTAAACATATAGTGCTTGAGTTTGTAGATAAAAATGTTTCGTGAAATAGAAATAATGGGGGCTCCCAAGCCACAAGTAAGACATAAAGCAACCAGAGTTAATGGTCAGATAAGAGTTTATGACCCTTCTTCTAAAGACAAGAAGGTATTTGCTAAGAAAGTCATCGCTAAAGCTCCAAAAAAGGCTCTTAAAGGCTGTATCTCTTTAAGTTTGACATTCTATATGCCCAGACCACAAAACCATTGGAAGACGAAGAAAGGTCGATGTACTCAGAGTTTAAAAGATTGGGCAAAAAAACAAAGACTGTGCATAACAGTCCCGGATGCTGATAATCTTGCCAAATATGTCATGGACTCCTGTAATGGAATCTTATGGAAAGATGACTGTCTTATCGCAAGACTGCAAGTTGAAAAGCTTTATGTTGAAGATGGCTACAATAGACCGAGAACATTAATTGAGTATTGGCATGTTGAAGATTGAAGAAGGAAAGAACTTCCTTGTGTATGTTTCCACCTGTGGGTGTTTAGTTTGTGGACTGCCTAATCCCGATAGAGACCATTTGGATACTGTCGGGATGGGTGGGAATAGGGATAACGATTTATGGGAAGATTTTTCTGTCGTGCCGTTATGCCGTGGACATCACCAGGAAAGGCATGTTAATATGAAAAAGTTTGAAGAAAAATATAGAATCAATCTGTGGAGAGAAAGCCACAGGTTATTAATGAGGTGGTTAAAACATGAAAGAGGTTAAAACAGATTCCTTCTTAGGACATATGGAAGGTAGTAAGCTTATTATATATACAGAAGATAAGATGAAAGAATTTATATCGGGATTGTCGGGGGAAGTGATGATAACGATAGAAGAGATTAGAAACAGAACTCAGAAACAAAACAATCACTATAGAAAGATTATAAGAGTGATGGCTAAAAGACATCCGTTTGATGGTTATCATGCAGACGAATTACACGAAGCTATGAAACAGAGATTTGAAATAGCTTCTACTAAAGATTTAAATAGAGAAGAGTTTAGTGAGTTTATTAATAAAGTAATTAAGTTGGCAAATGAGCACGATGTACAGATAGAATCTAACGATTAATTTCGATATTCATAGATTTTTATCTTTTGTTTTTCATTGCTCAAGCTTCGCAGTAATCGCTCTTCACCATAAGTAAGAGTACCTTCTCTTGCTTTTTCTTTAAGCCTTTGAACAGACTTATTTAAATACATTTTTCTACCTCGACCAGTTCTATAATAGATAGCATCACCAACCCAAGGTATATGTTTTTTATATTTTAATCCATATTTAAGGCTTTCTCTTTCGCTTAAACCATCTTCAGAGAAATACTTATATATTAAGGTTAGGTCTTCTTTAACATCATCAGCAAAACCAGCAGCAGGCACACCAACAGATAGCATTTCTGAAATAGCACCTCTACTGCCGAGCTTATCCATACTATAACGACTCATAAAGAATAGTCCTAAGAAATTCTCTAACAAATTATCATCAAAATCATGGAGTCTTCCGGTGTACAAATCTTTTATCTCATCTTTACCTGCACCAGCAAGCATTAATATAGCCATTAACCTTAAAGGTTTAGTTAATGACATCATTCTATAAGCTCTTGCATCTTTTATATTACCAGCTGCTTTTGCTTTTATTGATTTTTTATGATTTAAATAACCTTCTGCTACTATTCTATTTGCAAGCCTAAGAGTAAATGTTTTTAATTGATAAGCCAACCTCATTAATCCATCGCTTTGATTATAACCTTTAGGTAGCTCAGTATCACCTATAGGTTGATAATCTAATAATCCATTAAAACCTACCTCTAAAACCTCTGGAGTAATCTCACCAGCTTTTAAATCTTTAATTACTTTTTTATAATTAGGTGTTCCTTCTGGAAATACAGATGTTATTTTATCCATCAAATCAAGCTGTTTTCTCCTTGATAATTTGTTGTATTTTTTCAACTGTTTACCCAGAGAATCAATATAAGTATTAACGATAGTTTCTTTCATCATTGCATCAAACTTCTTAAAGCCTATCATCTTAAACTGAGTGTTCACCATTTTCATCATTCTTGATGGGTCGGATAGCTCATGCATTATTTCATCTATCGCTAAATCTCTCATCTTAATATCTGACCTATTAGTAACAGCCTTAGAAAAGTTTTTAACAACAGATAGAGGATTTTGAGCACTTTGCACAAAGATAGCAGAACCTATATCAGCAAGCTGTGTTAAGGTATTTCCAATATCGTTTAAAGTCGTGAAATACCCTAAAGCTCTAAGCCTACCTATATTTTTTCCTGTCTGCTTTACATCTAATACTGAAGACAAGATATTAATAGACTCCCTTTGTTCATCTGGATTAAGTTCTCCAGCCAATGTGTTTTCTACTAAAGAAGAAATACCTATATTTATATTATCAGAATCATCATCTATATTAACATATCCAGATTCATAGTGATTTTCTAAAAGTCTTTTTCGAGCAATAGCTTTATTCATTGAATCAATATAGTGAAGTAATGCATTTGAAGCATCGTCATACTGATGTACTAACTTGTTATCAACACCTTCTACAGTCCTTTTTTTAGTACCTTTAGCTATAGTGCTTGTTCTATCAAATGTAAATACTGCACCACTTATTATTTTAGCCATTTCAGAGCTTCTAAGTTTAGATTTTTTCATATCCATAACTGTAACCTCTGTTCCACCCTCTACAGCTGAATATTCCTCACTAACAATAGCATTTAACCCTGCTTTTATCTGCCTCATATCCTCTTTAGTAAGGTTTTTAATAGAAGGTTTCGTCTTTTGTTTCCTTGCTTTTTTCTTAGCCCATTTTTTCTTCTCTTCATTTAAGATATATTCTTCAATAGATTTTTCAATAAATCCATCAGCTTCCTTACCCTCCATGTCTCGAACCATTTCTCTAAACCTAACCGGGTCTTTAACAACTCTACTATAATAACCAAGAAGACCCTCTCCCTCATCAGCTTCTATAACACCCATATCAAGACCAACTTCATTCGCTCTTTTTAATATATTATCATAAACTTTTTGAACTTTAGCATGTTCTTTTATAAGAGTAGTAGTTATCTTTTTCTTTTTTCCAGACTTATCAGTAACCTTTATGGTAAACTCACCAATCTTATCACTTAATAAATCTAAAGCAACAGCATCTCTATTAATTAGAATGCCATTTAGCTGCTCTTTCTGCTTTTTAGTTATAATACCAAAAGGGTTTGTTTTGCTTTTTGGATTAATGGTTGTTAGCCATGATTCAGAGTTTTTTCTATCAATAGAAGCATTAGTCATATAATCATAAGAGTAACCTCTAATCAGTCTAAATATCTTACTGTTTACTGCTTGAGCTCTAAAAGAATTTACCATTGCCAAATCTTTAAAACCTTCCCATAAACCTGAGATTACACCTCTATCTTTAGCTGTGGCTTCTTTTTTTATTTTAGGGTCTGAGTAAGATTCGTAATGTTCTAAATTGCCGGGAGGTGTATAGGTAGATTTCTTCTTAACCTCTTCTGGCTCAATGCCTTGTATCTCTGCTTGCTTATCTACATTTTCTATTCTGCTTTGTAGCTTGGCTCTTTCCTTCTTAGCACCTTTTCCTTTACCGAATTTCTTATCTAACTTATTTAATTGAGTTTGGTATCCTTCTATTGTCGGGTCTACGGCATACTTAATACCACCCATTTTAGCCATACCTCTTTCTATCTTCTCACCTATTTGGACCTTATTATCATCCCACCATCTCTTCATAGCTTTCTGTACTTTCTTTAGCCATGCTTTAATGTTTTGTTTTGTCTTGGATGAGAACTCAGACAATGTTCTACCGAAGTTTTGTGCAGTTACACCTATTCTTTGTCCTTGTTTTTGTAGGTTAGCAGGAAGATTTTCATAAACAAATAAACCTCCGTCTATGATAGTGTTCTTTAAAAGTTTTAAGTTTGATGGTGTAAAGCCTAAGAACCCAGCTTCAATAGAGGTTGGTGTAACTGATGTCTCTGGTTTTTTAAGAATAAAAAGCTTGCTATCAAATACAGGCTTACCTTGTTTATTTAATTGAATTTGTGCATCTGGCAATGAAGATTCTATTTCTTGTAGATAGGTTATCGGAGCTCTCATTTCCTGCCAAGTTCTTTTGGCTGGGTCTTTTGCTCCTCTAAATCCAGAGTTACCTTGAGAATCATAGTAGATACTAACCATCATAGTACCACCCGGTTTTAGCTTACTATAAGCATCTTTTAATACAAAATCTCTACTTTCTGGTTCTTTAATTACATTAAGAACATTCATTAAAGTGACTGTATCTGCACCACCTCTTTTATCAACTTCAGCCATAGATTTTTTATTATAATCATCTGGTCGAGCAAAAACATCATAAATAACACTATCTAAACCTTGTTTTTTTAGTTCTTGTGTTCCTAAATCGTATGCTCCACCACCATAATCTAAATTAAAACCTTTAGATATTCCTGTAAGTTCTGCGAATTTTTTAAATCCAGCAGGAATTTGTTTTGTTGAAGTTTTGCCGGGGTCGTAAAGCTCTTTTCTACCCTGTTTTAATACTGCTCTTTTTTGTTGAGGTGTTAAGCCTTTTTGAGTTTTTTTAGTTTTAACAGCTTGTTTGCTGCTTTTTTTAGTGACTCTTTGCTGTTCTGTTCCCAAAATTCCGGAGATTCTTGTATCATCGAGTCCTCGTTGCTTTGCGATTTTAATTGCTTCTTGCTTGTAATCTGTTTCATTTACTGATTCTCCTGTTATACCAAATTTACCATAAAATCTCTTTTGAGGAAACCATAAAATTGCCTGTGCATCTGCTATAGAACTTACACCAGAAATTTCCACAGCTCTTTTCATTATTTTTCTAAATCTATTTCTTTCAGCCCCACTTTTAGGTGCTTCTACAGGCTTATTTACAACATCTGCATACCTTTGAGCAGCTAAGTTATGCTCTTTTCTTGCAGGCTTATATTTCCCTGTCTTCTTATCTAACTTAGGTGGACCATCTTTTGGGAATCCAGCATTAGTATCATCTTTAAACATTCTCTCTGCAACTTTAAGCAAGGCTTTGTCATCTTTATATACTTCTGGGGTTATCCCATATTTTTTGCGAAGAGACCTATTTTTAACAATAGATTTTCTAAATCTTTTTATTTGCTTAGAATAATCTTTCTTACCAGTTCTTTCTAAATGGTCAGATGAACCATCTCCCATAACAGCTTCTGGTAACAATGCTCCCGTTATTCTATTTATATTTCGACTAAAATGTAAATCCATTGTTAATGGGTCATAATTACCTAAAAGATTTTGATAAAAAGCACCACCAACTTTTGGTCCAAAAATAGAGCTACCCTTAATTATTGTTTCTTTTAATTCACCAGCTATTTTTTTTATTCTTGCAGACTCACCATGCAGATTAACACCAGCATCCTCTAACTCTTTTGCTGTAAAATCTGTTTCTAAAAAGTCTTGTAGTGTTGCTTCTCCCCAGCTTTCAGCTAATTCGTTGTACAATGCAAAGGCTTGCTCCATAGCACCGACTTGCTTGCCGACACCCATTGCCTTCTTTTCAGCTTTTGATATTTGACCAAATTCGCTATTCCAATACCCATTCTCTAAATAGAACTCAAACTGCTGGTATGCGATTTTTAAATTAGATGGTACTCCTTGCCCATTACTTGTAATGGCTAATCCAAATAAGAAAGCCCGTTCTGTCATTGGGTCTTCCATTTGAGGATAAAGTTCTTTTGTTACCCTTATGGCATCTTGCATTTTTTGGCTATACCAACCACCAGCATTCCATTCATTCCCTGTTTCTAAGGCTATTTCTTCAGCCAATATCTGAGCTATTATCTCATTAGATTCATCGCTATCTACTTGTAAATCAACACCCATTTCTTTTTGCAACTCTAAAGACCTGTTTGTCAAATACCTTGAAAGTTCTTCAATGTTTTTAAATTTAGGAGCTTTTTCTTCACCTTTTAGTATAGGTATAGAGGATAGCCTTGTTGTTGGTGATTGCTTTGTCGGGGCATCTCCCGGTTCAACAGCATATCTAAGTCCACCAGTTTTAGCCATTGCTCGTTCAATCTTCTCACCAATCTGTACTCTGTTGTCTTCCCACCATCTTTTAATAGATTTATTAACTTTTTTAATCCAAGCTTTAATATTCTTAGGAATATTTTTAAATCCATCAATAGCAGATTTAAATGTAGCATCAAAATTCTTAGGAGTTATACCAAGTGTTTCAGCCTGCTGTCGAAGTTTTTGAGGTAGCATTTCATATGTATACTGAGCAGTTTTAATAATACCATTGTAAACAACTTTCATACCCGGTACAGGATTAGGTAAGATAACCATGTTTGTCGCACCGTCATCTATTATATCGAATCCTAATTTATCCATATCTTTAAGAGCAGCCTGTTCAGCATCAGTTTCGGTATCAGTTTCCTGTAGGTCTATAATATTAAAGTCATCATCAAAAGCTAAATCCCTACCCTCAAGGATTTCTTCCATTGACTGAATAGCTGATTCTGCTTCTTCCACATTCATGGATGCTTGTTCGTTTTCACTACCGATATATTTATCTACATAGCTTTGAAGTTTTTTCGCTGCTTTTGTAAACCCGTCAATACTGCTTGTATTTAAATTCTTAACCCAAGACAATGGATTTCCAGTCTTACCATTTCGTATATCTGCTGTATATACATAGTTTTCATCTTCAGTAAGTTCGGTGTTTACTCTTGTGTCGAGGTCTTGAGATTTAATATCTGTCGGGGTTTCTTCAACTACTTCTTCAACCTCTGGTTCAGCTTCCACTACCTCATCAGCCACGACAGGCTCTGTTTCTTCTACGGTTTCTACAACTTCATCAACTTCTGGCTCTGTTTCTATGATTTCATCGACCTCTTCAGAAATTTGAGGCTCTAATTTGCCTTCTAAGGCTCTCTTTTTTTTCTCTTTACGAGATAGTCGAGGTTTTTTCTGGGATTCCCGTATAGAAACTGCATTCTCAGCATGTATCTGAAATGCTTTAGCATCCTGTAAATCTGATAATATCTCAATCTGCTTAGGGTCATTCTTAGCTTGAGCATCTATAAGTTTTTTCTCAAGCTCTCTTACGAGAATATTAGCATTGTTTAAATTTTCTTTAGCATAAGCAAGAGAACCCTTTTTAGTTCTTCTTTCATGTCTTCGCTTCTTAGGCTTAACATCTATATCATTTTTCTCAGCTATCTCTTGAGTTTTTACATTAAGAACTTCATTTTCAATATGCTCTTGGTCTGATTCATAGCTTACCTCTTCTACCTCACTATCATAATCAACCTCATCTGTTTTATTTAACCTTTTAACCCTATCTTTTTCTATTAAGTAATCGTGGTATCCTATATCTGTATCTTCATATATCTCGGACTCAGCTATTACATCACCATTTTTATTATAGGTTATGAATTGACCTGTTCCATCATCACCATGTGTAAAGTACTTAACCTTAGAAGCGATAAGTTCATCAACACCTTTTACTTGGATACTGTTTGTCGGGGTTGCTGGGTTAAATATTATATTTGCACCAGTACCCATTATAAACCCAGCATAACCAGCTAACTTAATATTGTCCCATTCTTCTTGAGCAATAGGTCTGTATCCTGCAGCTACAAGTAACTCCGAAACCTCTTGCATCATTTCTGTGTTTGCTTCTAAACCACCAACACCCATAGTTCTTAAAGCTCTATTTATTATTTGATTTTTTATCGTATCATCAAACTTTTTAGATAAAGCTTTAGTTACTGCAACACCTTGTGTTTTCCCAATTACCATATTCAAAGACATTTTATCTATAGCACCAACCATAGGACCAACTGCTGCAGCTGCTAAATCTCTTTTCCAGTAAGGTATTTTATCCCCGGTCTCCATTTCATAGTTTAACATATCGTCTTTAATATTACCTGTATAACCTGCTGCCATTACATAAGACCAGAGCTTTGGTAAATTAAGTGCACCTGCAACCATTTGGAGCATCATAGGACCTTGTTCTAAAACAGTCTTGCTTAAATGGTCTGGAGAGGTTAAGAAGTCAAAAAAGTTTTCAGGGTTTTGATAATCTCTATCGGGTGCTGCAGGCAACATAGACCTAACACCAACCTTGGACATATCAGACAATTCTTTAAAAGTTCTTTCTAAGCTATTAAAATTTTCTTCACCCATTAACAAATCGGCTCTAATAGCTCTTATAAATGTAGGTATTGCATTGAAAGTATTTGCTGTAAAGTCATTAGCATTATGAATACCTCGCTTAAACCTATTAAGGGTTTTCCTTACAGTACCATCATCATTCCATTCTGTATATTTAGTATTTGATGTGCCACCACTTTCAATAAATTCTTTTCTTTCAAGAGACTTTTCAATATGCTCTCTTTTTCTATCTTCTTCTTGAAATAGTTTCCTAAGACCATCCCTATCACCACCTTCAGCATAATGTTCCTGTGCCATTGTTATAACACTTTTAGCACCAGGTTGAATACCTCCACTATCCAGCATAGATTGAAATGGGTCTTTTTTTCCTTCAAGCATCCATACTAAATTGTTTTTAGCTATTGGGTCTCCATTGACAGCCTTATTAATAACCATTAGCTCGTCATTAGTAAGCTCTTGATTCTCCATCAAGTTATTAGCTATAGCTGTTACATTATCTTGGTTGTGGTCTCTGGCATTCATATTATGAATACGACTTCTTAAACCTTGACCCTTATCAGAAATATTTCTAAAGGCTTCTTTTGCTGGGTCATCTTGATGGTTCATCATAAATAAAGCATAATCGGTTGCATTATTAATAAACGAACGAGGAATATTATTATCCCTCATCTCCCTGGTTTCTAAACCACTTTCTTTTATTCTATTTTTAGTTTTTTCGTGGAAATTTTTGTACTCATCCGTATAAGTATTCCAGTTGTCATGTTTAGGTTCTTCAGATATTATCCCAAGAGCTCTTCTACCTTTATCATAAACATCTGACCATGTGGATTCTTTTTTTACAGGCTTGGTAGTTACGACTTGAGGTTTGTCTCCGAACCTTTGTTTGTTTCTTTTTATAATATCATTGTAATCAGGGAGGAAGGACTCTTCTTCTTCTACGGCAATTGGGTCTTGTCCGGCTGCTGCCCTTGCTCTTGCCAATGCAGCTTCATATGTAAATTCAAAATTTTCTGGCATTTATTTAAAAAACATTAAAAGGTTTTCGTATATACGATTAAATTCGGTTTCATTATCAACATTATCTATTAAGCCTTTCATCATACCCATATACTCTTTCCCAAGGGCTGTTCCATCTATAGGTGTACCTTGGTTATCAACTGTTTTTAAATCTTTAAATTTTTTGTCTGAAACTATCAATATTTTATCTATCTGGTCTTTAGTTAAATTAGGATTTCTAACAATTTCCAGAATAGCATCTCGTCTTTGAGTATAAGGCTTTTCTGTTTCGCCTTCAAGATAAACAGGCTTCATTATTCGTTCATATTCCTCTGGACCTATTGCACCTTTAGAATAATCTAATTTAAATGATTCATCTCCCCAATCCCATATATCTTTTAGATTACCATGTCCAGAAATTTGTGAAAGCTTTTGTAATGTAGGCAATCCAACAGACTCAGAGTCTACATCTAACTCCATAGCTCTCGCATATAACTTCCTTAGTCTTTCTTGAGATTCCATTGTCCTTGCATACTGAGGACCAGCTGCCATTTCTTTCTCTATTTTACCATGGAAATATTTTCTACCTGCTATATCTGGGTTTGTAGCATCAAATAAGAAATCACTTTCAAGGAAATCAATCTCTTCTATAACTGCATCTATTTTCATATTCTCAATAGACTCTTGTGATTTATTATACTTAGCTCGTTTTTCTTGAAGAGTTAAAGCAGCTGAATCATAATCTATTTTTTGCTTTGCCAATTTACCTTCAAGTATTTTTTCAGCATTTTTTGCATCAGTAACAGCTTCATTCGTTTTTTCTTCATCTAAAGCATTATTAAATCCGACCTCAAAAGCTTCAGGATTAAATGTATAAGCTAAATCATCTCGACCTGCAAGCATATTTATAACTTGAGTCTTGGCAGTCTTATATTCACTCGTACTTAGTCTACCATCTCCATCTGAATCAAAGTCTCCATACTCTGCCGGAGTACCATCTTCGTTTGCTTTAATGACTAATCCTTTTAAATGTTCTGGAAGTTGAGTATTTTCATCATAGGTTAATGGTATTTTCCCCAAAAGCTCTTCACCACTATTATAACTCACAATTTTACCAGTTTCATTATTTAAAATATTGTTTGTCTCAGCTAATTCTTGACTTTTTGTTTCATTAAACTTCATCAAATCTTCTAATGTCTTTGTTCCTAAAAGTTCATGTAATTTTAATGCACCAGGAGTTTTATTTTCATCATTGATTTTAGTTGCGAGTGTTGCATCTATTGCAGCAAGGTCTTTTGTTGTAGCATCAATATTTTCCCAGTTTTTATCTATTTCAGTTTGCAAAGCATAAGATTGCTCAAATCCTTGACTCCATAATTGTTTAGTTTTCCAGTCCTGAAAGTCTAATTCTTTTTGTTGAGCAGCTGAAGGTTTAATAAGTTGGTTTACTTGACCTATTGCTGTTGATATTCCTTGCCAATCTATTTTACCCATTAAAAATATTTCCTATATTAAAATTAATTAAACATATCTCCTAAATTAATATTAAACTTTGGTGGATTAAATGCAGGACTTGCTGGAGCTGCAGCAGGAGGAGCATCACCAGGTCTTCTTGTAAATTTATCTAAACCTGGATTTGGGCTATACGATGTTTTAGTATTTTCCATTGAAAGTAATGCCTGTCGGGTTTGGGATGCAATACCTCGTGCTTCACCTTCTATTCTATCAAGTTCAGTATGTTGTTCATGCTCAGAAGCTATACCTTTTTTTTCTAATTCAAGGTCTTGAGATGCTCTTTTTGTAGTTAAGTCTGAGTATATATCACCACCTTTATCTCTAATTGTTTGTGCTAATTGTTCTCTTGCTCTACCTGTTGAACCTGACCCAGCAAAGTTCTGTTTTGCTTGCTGAGTTTCAATTTGTTGAGTTTGGGTTTCTGTTTGAGCTCTCATTGCAGCAGCTTGTCTATCGGCTTCTTCTAAAAAACCTTCTCCTGCAAGACTTGCTTGGTCTTGTTCAAGTTCCATTTGTTTAGCATATATACTGTCTGGTCCTTGAGCTCTATTAAACTGTTTTAGTAATAATTCAAGATTTTTATCACTCTCTTTAATCAGCTGACCAGCTTCCCCTGAATAGGCTTTGCCTCTTCTTCTTTGTCCTTCTTTTGAACCAGCATCACTTCCAAATATTCCCCATTGACCTTTGCTCGGTTCCCATGATGCATCACTCATAGTATATACTCCATTTTATATGCAATAGGTTTAAATCCAAATCTTCTTTCCCATAACTTTGGGTCTCGCTTAGTAGTGAATTGAATACTTTTACATCCATAATCTTTAGCAAGTTGAATGATTTCTACCCATCTTTTAATAGTATCTTCTTCAGAATAAGCTGTATGTATCCAAAAAACATCACCTTCTATAGAATATTCACACCAAAAATTATTATACTCTTTTACAAATGTTTTATAGTTAGGCTCAAGAAACTCTTCTTTAGCATCAAGAGATTTTTCACAATACTTATCAGCTTTTTCTATCATTAATTTAGTTGCTTGCATTAACCTAACTTTGCTATTTTTCGTTGTTTTTTAGGTTTATTACCAGCAAGCATACCAATACCTTCGACTCCCATAGCAGCAATATCTAAAATACCACCAACAGCTGTACCAAGGACTGGAACAACTTTAGCTACTCCACCAACTGCCTCAAGAACACCAGCACTTTTTGTATAAGGATTATCTCCGTGTGCTATTTTTTCTATCCCAGTAGCTACTCCAATTCCGGGCAGTACTGCTCCAGCAACTTTTTTAGAGGCAGCTTTAGCCCCTTCTGTACCAATTTTTTTAGCTATCTGCTCAGTAGCTTTTACACCAAGTCTTGCAGCTGCAGCAGTTTTTTGAGTCTTTGTACCATGCCTTAATGTTTGAGCCTCGCCCAAAACACCAAGACCTTCCTCAAGTTTTCCTTTTGCTATAGTTGCCTTTGATTGTAATCCAGACATTTCTTTTATTTCAGGAGTCTTAATAGGTTTTAATTGGTCCATAACATTAGTATCTGTCTTGCGAAAATCTAAAGGTTTTAGTTCTTTTCGAGCACCTAATACATCTACTTCTTCATATGGGATTCCAATAAAATCACCATCTTGATACTTTTTAACCTTACCACCATCTTTCATTGATGATGTTTTTAATTGTTTCAATTCATGAACGGCTTTTAATGTATTTGCTCCAGCAAGGATTGTATTTAAAATACCCATATTTCTTGCACCTAAAGGAGCAGTATACTCCTCTTCCTCTTTTTTCTTTTCTATCTCTGCCATAAATGGCTCTAACCAGCTTCGATGTAAAGATGCAACATATCCCGGTGTATAGTATTTACCCATATTTTACCTATTTTCTTGCATTATAAAATAACACTTGTTTATAATACCGTTTTATTAATATTTAAAATCTTATTCAAATTAAAAGTTTGTTCCAAAGAAGATAGAGTCGCCTGTATCAGGTTCTTCTACATATGTAACTGTTATACCTATTTGAGTAATTCTAACTGCTCCTGAAACTCCAGATTTATTAACTTTTAATGTTATATCTTCTAAATTATCATAAGTAAATGCACTACCATCACTATTAACAGTATTTGCTGTTCCATTTCTAAGAGCATAAACAGCTGAATTAGGGAAATTTATTGTCTCTAATCCTGTAGCTGAAGGAACACTATCGTATGTAAATTGTACATCAGCACCACTTGACCCTCTGGCTGGTAACCTTCCATAAGCAAAAAGTTGAATAGATGTAATACTTCTTATATCAGCTTCTGCTACAGATGGATTTGGAAAAGAAAAAGTTACATTATCACCATTATTTCCTTCACTTATATAGGTTGTGTCACCATTATTAGTTTCTACTGCTCTTGTCCTTGTTCCTGAATTAGCTTCCCATATACCTGAACCTTCACCAGAGATTCCATCAGGTACTAATGTCATAGTTGGCATGGTAAATATTCTCCATACTTTTTTAAAGCTTGCATATATAGTTTATTATTTAGACTAAAGTATATAGGATAATCACAGTACAATCTATCATTACACTCTATCGCCCAACCTGCATACCATTGACCTCTTTCTAAAATCTTATCCATATGCTCTTCATGATTCTTTTCACTTATAACTTCTTGTCTATCATCATATACTAAATCAAATGTCATAGTAGGAGTATAATCCCAACTAAAGCAGTTTACTATTTCTATATTTGAACTATAATCTTTCTTCCATTCTAATGCAAGATTATAAGAAGCTGTATTAGGCTCAAGTATAACATGAGTATCTAAGTTATGCTTTTGAAATTCTGTAGAAGTCCAGCCTACGCCAAAACCAAACTCAAGTACAGACTTTGGCTTCTGTTGAATACATAAAAGTTCTACTCCTTTAGGAAGAAAATCTTTTTCATTCTTGTATAATATATTTTGTCCTGCTATCTGATAATCTGTATCAGTTTCTACAAGACTTCCATCTATCCATTCTTGTTTAGTCATTAGAACTGAAAATCCAATGTTGCTACTCCATAAGCAATTTCATTATCTGCATCATAGAAAAAAGATATTATATCAACATGGTTAGCATCTGTTGTTAAAGTTGGATTACTTCCACCTGCAAAAATAACTGTAGCACTTCCTGAAGCAGTTGCACCAAGAAGTCTATCGTGAACCAACCAGCCATCAGCAGCAACTGTTCTGCTTCCTGTTCCATCTTGTTTTAAAAGAAGAGTAAAGTTACCTGAAACTTTAGGAAAGATTAAATTTAAATCTGCTATATTGCCTGCTCCAAAAGTAACAAACTGCTTGTTGCCTGTTGTAAAATCCACATTTGTATCAGCTGCATTATATGTAGGTGTAACTAAATCAAAACCTACTCCACAATTATCAAACTCTACATGACCATCAGGTTCTATGTTTAAATGTCCTGATGCCCCTGAAGAATCAATTGTAGTTATAGTAGTAGCTCCATTAGAATTTACACTAAAAGAAGCAGAATTACTTTCATCATAAAATAATTGTAATTGAGGGGGTGTTGCATCTGTTATGATTATATTGCCTGATAAATTTCCTCCAGCAAGAGGAAGATAACCTGTAGAAGCTGTTCGAGAAGATAAAGTAGTTATATCACCATTGTAATTTCTAAATTTTAAGATACCATCACCTTCAGCAGATTGCTGCTCTACATACAACCCTCCCATACCTGAACTTATTGGTACAATTTTTTTAATAGATATATCATCAATAAACCATTGAGTTGTAGAGTTGTTTTCAGAATAAATTCTTAAAGGATAACTAAATGTAAGAGTAGTGCCACCAGAAAGAGAACTGCTAATAGCTTGTGATATTACAAATACTTGAGGGTTTGCATTAATATCGGCAATAGAAGTTATTCTTGTATTTGCTGGAATAGTACCACCACTAACTTCCATCCCAACAGCAATATTAGAATTAGCACCATCCATAGTTATGGTTGTTCCACTTGATATTGCCCCTGCTTGAGTGTCATCGGTAAAAGGAGCGACAGTAACTAAAAAATCTTTTGTTATTGCTGTAGTAGATGTTGTTATATCAAAAGTACCTGTTGTTATACCACCTAATTCTATCTTAAAATCTTCTAAAGTTCCACTTGCACTATATATTTTAGCACTAACTCTATAGTTATTCCCAGCAACTAATGTTGTAAAGAAAGATGTTCCCAGTTCAGCACCTTGCTTTGAAGTGCTTGATGTTCCAGTTATTTCTATTCTATCATCCGTAGATGTATCTTCTGCATATGTAAATGATGTACTTTCGGGGTCATATATAGCCCAATTTATTGTACCAGAAGCTATATCTCTATCTTGTGAGTTTGTTATAAGTTCAGTATCGCCAATATTCTCACATTCTCTTAGCTCCATAACTGCACCATAGGGAGATTGAATTGAAACATGCTTTAATCTAAAAGAAGCAACAGTAGCACTTTGGACTGTTAATATTGTTTCATAGCCTACAGCTGCATGATATCCAGAAAGTATCCTAAGCCTGCCGGGTGTTAATATGCTATCTATATATCCTGCTGCTATAGTAGACACACCACCTGAGCCTTTCCCAAGTTGTAATATACCGTTAGATTTTGTATCATCTCCAAGAATAAGCTGTCCAGATTCACCAGTAAATGTTGAAGAAGAAGCTTTCCTACTACCAAGTGTTAATTTACCGGGACTACCATAATTTAATTCAAATACTTGACTTGCATCTAATAGTTGGTAAGCTTTAGAGTCAGGATTCCAGCCGAATAATTGCATGGTTCTGCCGGGGTTTTGCATACCTATCTCAGCAGCCCCGTCAAATAATACTCTTGAATACCAATTATTATTGTACTTTACAAATAAAAAGATACCCTTGCCAGTAACTTCTCTAATGGTAATATCGCCATCACTACCTTCTCTTCGGCTTGGCTCGCCTTTACCAATAGTAGTACGACTGGCTTTTTTATTGTGAAGTATCCTGCTTAAGTCACCATATCTCATTATCGAGCCGATTTTATTCTATAAACAATACTTATGTCTTCTATTTCAAATTTTGCAGGTGTACCAGCTGCTGCTAAAGCCATAAGTTGAAAGGAATGGATATTTTTAATCGGTGTAGATGGAATAAGCTCTGCTGTATAGCTTTTACTCTTAGGGAATATATAAGCTATAGCATTCTGAGCATGAGTAGATTGTCCAGATTGATACTTCCTTAAAAGATTTAATCTATTATTTGCTATATCTACATTAGTAACTAACATAACCTCTGTGCCTATTTTAATTGCATCACCTTTTCGTACATTTGTAACATCTGAAAAATCAACATTTGTAGATATTACATCTGAATTATTTATACCACCAGAATTAGTTAAAGTTATTGTTGTTATTTCTTTTATAGATTCATCAAATTTTAATCCATAAGTTGATGAACCATAGTTAATACTTTTAGCAAAATCAAAGTCTTTAGGATGTTGCTCTATATTATTACCATCAGTCTGGTAATAGAATTTAGTATATGACTGGGTCATGCTAAAGTCTGAATCCATTGTTTTAAATGTTACAAATACCTTATAAATTGTTTTCTTAGCACCCGGTTGCCCAAAATCAATGTCTTTTGTAATAAACTTAATAGCACTATTTAGATTTGTACTATTTGTGAACTGTGCAATATGTCTTCCAGAAAAAATATTACGAGTTATTTCAAATCTTGTGCCATCACTTGGTCCTGTAATATTATAATAATAAATATGTTCCCCTGATATATTATCATCTACAGAAGAATCTGTTACTGCACCAAATGTTAAATCACCAAGATTCGGATTACTTGCCATTATTGACCTTATTGCCGTGGCGAGTTCTTGGTTTGTATTGAGAGAGTTTGCTACATCCGTATCAAAGCCACCTTCATCTAAATAGTCTGTTAAGTCTTGTCCAGTAACAAAAGTAGAAGTAACATCATTTACTACATTGTTGGATGAATCAAATTGTTTTACATTTATATCTAAAGTAACTCCAGATAGATTTGCTGCACTCGACCCCGGCATATTTAAAAATGACAGTTGTGTTACTTGTGCTACAGTTGATGAACCAACACTTGAGATACCTACTGAGCTAATTAAATTAGGAAGATTGCTATCTGTATCTGTCCAACCAGGAGCAGCAGTATAAGCAGAATTACCACTCTCTGCCATAACCATTGTACCATCTGAAGGATTAGAATATATTTTATAATCTCCGGCTGAAGTTTCAACTAACAATACTAAAGCTTTAGCTGCTGGATTACCAGAATTTCCTGTACCTTGACCTGCACCTGATTCATCCCACCTTGCTGTATCTCCTGTATAAGTAAGTTTTAATATCTGCCCTATTTGTTCTGCTTGCCAATATGTTGAAGATGTGTTTGCATTTACAGCATTGACTAACCCTGCTATAGCTGTTGCTGCATTAGAAGTTATTACAGGTCTACCACCACCCGGAGGCTCATCATCATTAAAATCATCCTCAGTTGTAGTAAATATAGATGCAGGTAACACATCCGTTAATTCATCAGCCGTACTACTAAATCCACCTAAGTTTGTATCAAATGTTACAGCTGTTGCAGCTGCAGACCTTGCTAATACAAGTCTCCACCTTAGAGCACTATAAGATGTGAAATTAAAAGGGGAGTCTGAATCTAAAACTATTTCTACTGTGGGTGCTGTACCTATATTATTTGCAGCTGATACATCACCATGATTTGAACCTATAGATATATCAACATCATTAGTACTAATACTGTATTGTCCAAATATCATTTCACCTGTAGAACCTACCACTATATTTGTTTTAGTACCTGATGAAAGAATATTATTTCCAAAAGTCCAACTTGTAGTTAAAAAATCATATACATATATATTGCCAGATGTTGAAGTTGGAGATTGAAAAACTGCTATTTGTCTTTTGTCGGGAATATATCCAATCATGCCACTTGTAGTTACAAAATTTGACCATTGTAGTTGAGATATTTTCTGGTCTATAAGGTTTTTTATCTGCTTGCCATCATAGATATAACAACCTCTTTTATTAGTCCAAATAACACCTATTTCTGTTTTTGTTACTGCTGCATGATGGTCTATACCCATGTAATTATGTTCAGATTCTAAAAACTCTATATCTTGAGATATATTTATAATAAAAAGTTTTTGTCTTTTAAATTGAAGCAGTCTATCAGCAAAAGTTTCTAATCTTACAATTTCATCACCATCGTTTACAGTAACATCTAAAAAGTTTCCTTCTGGAAATGTATCAAACTTATTTACAGGGCTTTTTATAATTCTATCATTAAACTTTTCTGTTATGTTATTAGCCTCATCTGTAGTATCTAACTTCCCGACATTCCCAATATAACATCTTCTATTAGCTATTACAGCAGTTTTATATTTAAAAATAGTATGCTCGTCAGCAGTATAGCCATTAATAGCCTGATATGTTAATACTTTAGGAGGATGAAGAAATCTAAAATTACCTTGTTCGCCTCCAGTATCTGAAACAGAAGATGATGGACATTCAGCATTTTGACCTGCAGTAGTTGTAGAAGACCATGCTGTATAATTTAAATCATCATATTTTTTACACCCTTGTACAAAATCAATATCTATTAATTGATAATAAATCCCGTCAGAATCATCAGCATCAGTATAATATACTCTCGCTCCTGTAACTCGCTTATTAAATCTATATAAATTTGAACCATCATGGTAATCAACACTAACAGCACATATTAAAGCCCTATCATCATCATCATTAGTAATTGTATTTCCAATACCAAAAAGTCCTGATTCTTGCTTTTCTAAATCATATAAATAACTTATATAAAACTTAAATGTACCAATCCATGTACCATTATTTGCATCTGTTGAATCCGTATCTAATCCATAGTGAAATTGTATACCATCAGTAGTTACACCATCATCAAAAATATCTGTAGAACCAGCATCATTTTCAATTATACCTGTACTTCCTAATGCCTTACCCGGGTTGTGGTCTTCTCCTGCTCCATGTGTAGTTGCTGACGGGGGATAGAGTTTCTGGTCTGCAGCAAGCCATTCTAATAACTGAGCATTACCAGTACTATCTGCAAAATTAGTTCTATTAATAACACCGTACCATTTAGATATAGTATTTGCATTATTAAAATTAGAATCAATAGCTCTAAGAATACCATCGGCTATATAATAGATTGGTTTAGTATCTATACTCGGATGGGATGTAGCAGCAGTATTGTCTTTATCTAAATTTACAAGACCAGCTCTCCAAACCTTATTAGTTAAATCTCTAATATCTAACTCATTTTCATCTTGCATTACCAAATATTTAGTATCAGCCAATGAAGGCATTTGGTATACAGCTACTTGAGTTACATCAAAATCAACATTAGTAGAAGCATTTCCAGCTATTCCAATATTTCCATTAGCACCTTCACCTATTTGAAAGATTGCTGAATATTCCGTTGAAGTTGTAGCAGCTATATAAGAACTATAAGCAGTTGAATTTGCTGAATTAATACCATTATGTGCCCAAAATCTAAATGTATTATTAGCATGAGCTGAAGAAGTTGCAACAGTAGCTACTATTTTAAAAGTCTTCCCTATAGTATTAGAACCTAAGTTTCTATATAATAAATTATGTCTATTGCCATTACTACCCTTATCGCAAACCATCTTATCACTACCACCAACAAGATGCCACCCACTTCCAGCATTACCAGAAGGATGATTTGTCGTTGTTGTACTATGCTGACTTTGAAACCTCCAGCCAGTAAATGTTCCGGGATTAGAATCATCTGTATAACTACCATATATTTGCCATGTAGTATATGGATTAGAAGCATGATTACTTGTACCAGAATGTTTTTCAGCATTTGTGCCACTTATATTAAAATCACCATTAGTAGCAAATAAATTAGTAGATGTATCAGGATTATCGTAATCTGATTGGAATGGGAATATACCAAAACCGGGATAAGTAGTTCCGGTCAAAGTCCCAAGGTTTGCATCTTCAGATGTACCCATAACTCTAATCTTGCCATGCCTATCCACCATAATATTTTCAGCCTTAACTAAAGTATTATCAGGAATATCTTTTTGATTAAAGTGAGTATTTATTCCACCATCGAACCTATTTATTACAAATGTTTGCTTAGGCATCTATAATCCTAATCGACTCTCTATCTTTGTAAATCTATTATCTGTCTCCATAGACTTAATATTAAGAGTTTCAAGCTTAGACACCCTATTATTGAGGTCATTTAACTTAGCCTGTATATTACTAAGTTGTCCTATAATCATTTCTGCTACATCTTCACCTTTTGGTTTTGTCGGGATTTTTTTAGCAGCTGGTTTTTTAGCTATAGGTTTTTTAATTGTTGTTTTTTTACTTGGCATCTTCAATCGCACCTTTTAAAGCTTCTTGTAAAGCCTCGTATAGAGCTTCCAATAGTTCAGCTTCTGTCTCTTCTGAAATCATAGGCAGATTCATTTTTTTATTTAATTGCTTAATAACCTTACCTTTAGTTTCGTCATTAAGTATCATTTCAACTGCCATCTTTTTTAAAGCTTTTACTAAAGCATTCATTTATCATTTTCCTTTATATAGTATTCTAATGCATTTACTTTTAGTTCAAGGTCTTTAACCTTCTTTTCTAAAACTTGTTGTTCTTGGAATAGGTCTGTTAGCTTATCTACAAGTGGGAATTTCTTTCCAATAGTATCATCAATAGTATTTAAAGCTATTTTTACTATCTTATTTTTTAAACTTTCACCTATCATTATTCTCCTTGCAGTAAGGGTAGGGCTCGAACCTACATGATAACCTAATATCGCATCCTAAACAGGGATGTGTGTCTGCCAGTTCCACCACCTTACTAATCTTGTTTCTTATTATGCTTAAACCAAAAGTCTACAACCTTGCCAAAAGAAGCTAAGAATGTACCTACTATAATATTAAGCAAGTCTCTAAAGTTGTCTTCAAGCTGTAATACTGGATGAAATAATAAGTATATTATCCAAAAAAAACAACCAAAAATAAGCAGAGTGATAACAAACTGCATCCAGTCTGGAAGACCATCACCTCCATTCATTATATCTAATGCAAATGCTGTAGGCTTTGACTCTTCTTTTTTTGGTCTACCTGCTATATTAAACCTTCTAACTTCATAGCTCTTGCCATTCTTGTAACTCCTATTCCTCCACCAAATCTTGAGAAGAAATCATGAGATAAAAACTCATCAAGTTCTTTCATAACTCTTTCTTTTGTAAACTTACTAAACAATAAGTTTGCATAAGCTCCATCAGTTTGATTTAAGAAATTCCATTTCATTGCATCTTTATCACAACTTCTTTCAGCAGAGCCAATAGTTTCTTGTCCATGCAATATAACATCTACTTTATTGAATATACCCTTTACAACATCTTCTTTCATATTCCAAAAAGGATGAGTTCTCTTTGGAAAGTTTTTAAGAAACAACTTACTACTAATTTCTTTATTCATTAACTCTTCATGTTCTGCTTCAAGTATATCTGTTTCATATCTTTCGCACAATCCATCATAAGTACAATAAACAGAATCTTTTGTAAAGCCTAAGAAATCTAATAACTCATCTTCAAGCTTTATCATATCTTTCATACTTCCTTTAGTCTCAAACTCAAACATTGGAAATATCTTTTTATGCCTACCATCTATAGGATTAGGCTCATTTCTGTAACTTGTAGAAATACAAAAAAACCCTTTAGTATCAGGGTTAGTAAGTAATTCATGTTCAAGCCACATTTGTCCAGTTTGAGGAAGAGGATACTCTATTCCATCAAAGTTGAACTGTGCTATAGTATTAGGGTCTTCACAAGCAGCTAAAATACTCAATCTGCTTTGTGTTGGTACTTCAGTAAAGTTCTTAGCATCTTTAAAGAACTTTCTCATCTTGTCGACTACTTTATGGTAGTCAAATGTTTCATACATTTATATTCCTATTTTTTCTAACTCTTCATTCATTACTTCATAGAAAGACTCATTTCCTCTATCTTTCATCTTTTGTACTGTATCTTTATATCCTACAACCATTGTCTGGGAAGATATAGCAAAACCTATTATCTGAGCTTTGTAACCCTGTATAGTAGCAATTATCTGCTCAAAGTCTATATCAGCTCCAAGCATACCATTTAAGTTTTCAAGCATATCAAGAGTATCAGGATTGGCAAGCAAACTATCAAGATAGAAAAGAACACCAATAATGGTACTTCCATTAAGTGCGAATCCTGTTGCATTAATTCCCTTCGCCTTGCGAAGTTTAGCATTGAGTCTTTCAGCTTTCGCCAACTCTTCTGGACTAAGTTTTGGTTCTTCTTCTTTGGGCTCTTCAGCTTCTTCTTCAATTTTATCTTCAGGTTTTCGAGAGAACATCTCAGGTTCTTTCTTAGTCTCGAAATTCCTTTTTCTTTCAAAGTTAATACCACCATCTTTATTAAGTCCTTGAGGTTTAGCCACATTACTTATCTGCCTTAATATATTTAAGCAGAGTATCTAAACTACTTTCTATAGCATTAACATCTTCACCTATAAGTCTTTGGTTAGCAATGAGCTTTTCAGTTATATTATAAAGTTTATTATTATTTTCTAAAACTTCTGTTTTAACTTCAATAATCTCACGATTAAGTTCAGAAAAATGATTATATAGCTTATGGGTATAAATATTAAGAAACCATTTTCCAAAATAAGCAATAGCTCCAAAAAGAGCAAAAATTATTACAACGGCTAATCCATGTTCTGAAAGTAGTGCATTCAAGTCCATCAATCTATAATATTAAGAGCATCTAAAATTTTATTGATTTTAACTTCCATTCTCTCATTAGTATTTTTAATAGACTCTATATCTTTTTCTAAAGTTATTTTGTCTTTCTCAAGCTTAACAATCTTAGCTGAATTATCTTTTATATCTTCAGCATGTATTTCAATATCTTTTTTTATCACTACAACTTCTTGTGAGCTTATACCATACTGAGTAAAAAGACTACCAACTATAACTATTAAAGTGACTGCATTGCCTATTGACCAAGATTTTTCAAATTTCATACTTCACAACTCCTTCTAAACCAGCCTACCCAGAATCTTTCTTGCTCAGGCTTCTTCATTACTAATTCTGCATAGAACATAACTCTATATGCTCTAAGTCTAAATGGCTCTACATTAGTTGCAGCTTTTATAGTAGCAGGACCAATGCCACCATCTACATCTATTTTTGTTGCATTCTTGCTGTTACAAGCTTCTTGCAAAATTTTAATAGCTCTTCCACCACCCATATTAATGCACATATCAACAAAGATATGGCGAAGACGGTCAGGGAGACTACCAGTACGATACCTGTCCCAATAGTCTCTTTTATAAAGTTCTTTAGCTCTTTCAACTGTAAGTCCCCTTATATCTTCATCAGGATAAGCTCTTTGACTTATACCCATATTGGTTAATCCTCCAGCATCTTTGGAATCATCTACTATTCCTCCTTCGTGCTCTAAGACTTTTTCTATAATATCATCAAATTCAACTAACAATATAAACTACTCCTTTTGGTTGATAGTATTTAAGTATATATGTAGAAGATGAGTGCCACTTATATGGATTATCTATTTTCATTATTCACTTTCTGTAAATTTATCTGTTTTTAATAATTCTTTAGCTTCTGTATTTGTAAGCATAGACCTATAAGGATAATTCTTTCCTTCGCCAAGCTTAATCATAGCAGATAACTCTCCATTCTTTGCACTCCAAGTATCTCTTATTAGGCAAATTTTATAAGTACCTGCACCTGAAGAACTCCAATTCAAACCCTTTCTATGTGGTAGCATCATGATAACATCTCCCCATTTAGGAGTAGTATCACCTGTTTTGTTACCTTCATCATCATATATAGGTTGCTTGTATTTGTCCAGTAATACACCCTCTAAGGCTGTATTTACTAAATCTTTAGTCAATGTAAAGTACATCTTTGAAAATGCATTATTATCCATATCTAATCCTTATGTTTTCCTGAACCATGTCTATAATTCTTTCTTATCTCTCCACCTGCTGTATTACCAGAAGTTATATTAGCACTATCACCTAAAGAAAGTCCTCCATCTGTTAATACTCTATTATATACTCTAACATCATCTATAAAGCCTTTGAAATTAGTACCATAATCAGACCAATGTTTTCCTATTAAAATACCTGTTGGAGAATTTAAAGTTTCTGAAGCTGTAATATCTGTAGTATTTATATCATCTTGTGCAATAAGTTCTGCATCTTTATAAATTTTTAGTTTAGCATTTGCTCTATCGCATACACATACAAAATGAGTCCATATATTATCATCCCAAGTACTAACAGTAGTAGTTAATTCATCATCACTTGAACCCTCATCAATTTTAAAAGTACCAGTACCATTTGATGCAAGATAAAATCTTATAGATTCAGCAGTATCTCCTAACCATATAACTTGCTGATAGTCACTTGCAACTTCTGTCTTTATCCATCCTTCTATACTAAAATCTCCAGTGCCCATATCAAAAACAGGACTATAGGGAATATCAACATGAGTTTTAACTCCATCTAAAGATAAATAATTCTTATTAGAATGAGTTAAGAAGAAGCCATTAATATCTCTACCAGATGTTGTACCTTCAGGGAAGATGACTGTAGAGCCACCTGATAAAGTTCCATTATTACTATTTGTAGATAAATCTTTCCATGTACCATCTGTATGAAGAACATTATTTCTCCAATAGCCATTTAAAGTAGGACTACTTGTAAGACTGTTATTTACTAAATCAAAAGGAACACCATTATTATAAAGTTCTTGTATTTGGGATAATGTTAATGCTTCATCCAAAATAGCAACTTCGTCAAGAGTTCCTCTTTCGTATTTATTATCACGCCCAAACTCTAAATTATTTCCATTACTAAGGTCTCCAACAGCACTTATATCAGATGAATCCTCTAACATTCCATTAATATATAAATATAATATATCATTACTTCTATTTACTACCATAGTAATCATATTCCATCCACTATAATTACTAAGAGTTTGAGTTGCATCTGCACTCACTTTAGTCGAACCATCAGATATATACGCCTTAATATATGATGCACCTTGTGTAATACCACTCCCAAATAATGCTAAATTATATCCAGTGAAAGTGTTATATTGTCTTTCACTTGCTTTTTTTACAAAACTTGCATAATTTATAACATGGTCATTGGCTAAATTAGCCCATATATTTATTGAAAAATCATCTGATGAACCAAAATCCAGTGAAGCATTATCAGATATACTTACATAATCATCCACACCATCAAATGCTATCTTCCTACTCTGTCTTACAAAAGCAGGTTGAAAGATAGTCTCTTGTCCTTCTACATGCCCTGTAGTAGATAGACCTACTTCTTTAACTGATACATCTTCTAAATAACCTCTAAAAGCACCACCATAAAATATTAAAGCATCTGTATTAGATGCTACAAAATCAAAAGTCTGAACTCCTGAGCTTGTAGTAGTCTGAATAGATGCATTGCCTACCTTTATATACAACTCTCCACTTGTCAATGTTACATCTACACTTACTCTATATGTTTTCCCTGCAACTGGAGATATAGCTTGTGTCAAAGTATTATTATTAGCACTACAAGTAGCTTTATTACTTGCTATCGCCCAACCTGCATTTGTTACCCAAGGGTCATCATCATCAGCACCTGAAAAGTCTCCTTCAGATACCATCTCATCTCCATAAAAGACAGATGTAGCATGATTGCCTCTTCGAACTTCTTTTACTGAAGCACTATCTACATAAACTCCTCCAACTCCACTTTCTGATAAAGTAAATAATGTTCCTCTTGCTGTAAAATAACCACTATATGTAGCATTAGTTGTTGGAATATCGGAATATTGGTCGTGAGTAGTATCACCATCTGCTATGTTTAAATCACCATCACCAGTAATACCTCTTGCTACTATGGCATAATAATAAACTTTACCTACTGTTAAAACAGTTTGAGTTATATATGAACTACCATCAGGCAAAGTTGCAATACCATTATTAATTGTTGCTGTAGGTGTTCCATATTTAGACCAATCACTATCTTCATCAAAGTTAGGATTAGCAAGTATTTCACTTCCTAAGCCTTTAGGACTACCATCAAATATAGTTGTCTGAGGACTTTCAGGATTACCTTCAGTCATTGGATACCAAAGTTTTAGATTAGACTCTATTAAAGAAGAATCACCTCTTGTATGTGCTAACATCTCTGGATGAGTGTAATCATATTGAACATCTGCTAAAGTCCAAGAAGTATTCCAAACTTGATAGTTAGACATCATACCATTAAAAAATCTTGAAGTACCACCTTGACTACCTACTCTTAAGAAAGTACCATTTGTGTAATCACCATCTCCTTCAAAAGGGAAATGACCAGTTGTATCTTCTACTCCATTAACATATGTTTTATAATCTCCAGCACTACTATTTTTCTTAAATATAAAAACTACCCTATACCAAGTATCTATATTTAATACAATTCCACCTTGTAGCCATCCTCCATCTCCAAGAGCAATATCTCCAGTATACATTTGAAGGTCATATTTATCAGTTGCACCAACATTAATACTAAGATATTCTCCTGCACCACTACCATGTGAAATATTTTGTCTACCACTAATTGCATCAACATTTATCCATACTGCAACTGTAAATTCTTCAAAAGCATCTGTTGCTGTATGTGTTAAATAATCCACAACTCCATCAAAAGCTAATGCTCTACCTGACTTAACTGTACCTAAGTTTGGTGGGTCACCTTTCTTTTGAGGTAATGTAGAAGCAGTTTGAGATGTTGTTATTGTTACAGCCATTATCTTAATCTCCCATAATTACCTGAAACTTCTTTAACTGAAAAACTATTCACTTTAAGTATTGGAGTACTTTGAGCCTTTAATATAGGTCGTGTTGTATTTGTCGCTGTAATATATTGAACATAAGTACCATTTGCATTACCTGTATTCGTTCCTACTGCATCTCCAATATAAGGTAATACTTGCCCTTGAACCCAGTCTGATACTACAATTACAATTTTATATGTTTTTCCTCCTACAATAGCAATATTGTCATTAGCAATACAATTTTCACCACCAGCTATACCTTCACAGTTAAGAAAACCATTGCTTATATTCCATGTACCAGTACTCGATTGTAGTTGCCATCCATTAGGTTCGTTTCCACCTTCTGCTACATCAACATTAAATTCAGGGTCTTTTAATATTTCACTCCCTAAAACACCACCATGTTCATCTGCTACATGTTTTAAATGGTCTCCTACAGCACTATCCATACCCCACCATGCTTTTAGGTCAGTCTTTTCACTTGATATAAGTTCTGAATAAGATTTCTCCATAACTGATAAAATTTCAATTTGTGTTAAGGCTCTGCCCCATATAGCTATATTTTTCATTTTACCATGAAACCAATCAGACCATGAACTGCTATTTTTAACACCTAAAAAATGAGGAGTGAATGTTCCTGATTTAGTTCCACCTGAACCTTTTACCCCATTAACATAAATAACTATAGCATCACTTGTTCTTGTAGCAGTTATAAAAACCCATTTATTATTAGCAAGAGTAAATCCTGTATTAAATGCTGATAAAGAAGAATTAGCTATTTTAAACTCCATCTGTGTAGCACTTTCAACTCTAAACCAATCTTGATTATCTGCATCTCCAAATAAATTATTTGTTGTAGTAACATCATGCATGTAGTACCAACCACTAACTGTAAAATCACCTGTTAAAGCTATATCATCAAAAGTTATATAATTAGTAGTAGCATCCCCAAAATCTGCATACCCTGTACCTATAGCATCTGCTTGTACTGTTGGAGCATTATCAAATCCTCTTGGGATAAGTGGAGTTGTTCCACCATAGAGAGTTGCTGCTCCATATGCTGCTACAGTAGGATATAGACTTGAAGTAGCACCATCTCCTAATGTACCTTCATTTGTACCTGTCGAGTCTACTACTTTAGTAGCATCTCCACTTTTGCTTTCTTCTAAAGCCCACCAAGATACAAGCCCTGAAGTTAAAGTACTTGATAAGTCTGTATAAGTTTTATATACTATATTACTTACCTCTGTATTAGATAAGGCTCTATTCCAGAATCCTACATTTTTTATATAACCATTAAAATAATCAGAACCCATTCTTCCAATATATGAAGCCATGCTATCTGTTGATAAAGTACCTGTACCTGTATCAGTTTCAACAAACTCACCATTATAATAAACACTTACAGTACTACCTTTTATAACAGAACAAATATGAACCCATTTATTTAATACACTTGGGACTGTAACATCAGATGCTGTACCACCACCATCAGGATAAGTAAGAACAGATGTATCATCTTGCATCCTTATCATAAAATCGCCAAATCTTAATATATCATTTACATTTGCATCCTTTGTATATATCCAAGCAGATACAGTTGCATCAGTTCCTGATGTTGCTTTAGAACCTAAATCTATATAGTCATTAGAGCCATCAAATAATGTACTACCTTCTCCTACAAACTTAACTTCTTTAGGAGAGTTGTAAGGCATATATAGTTTAAGACCATCTTTTACATAAGATGAAACTATACCACCTGCCTTAGTTGTTGATAAACCTAATGAAGGCATTATGCTCCTACATATAACATAGCTGAACCAGAAGCTAAATCTACTGCTGTAAATCTACCATATATAGTTACACCTGCTGGGAAAGTATCTGTACCAAAAGCATCTCCATTTGTACCTAATCCTGTTGCAGCTGTGCCTTGAGTTGTAAATTTAGTAGATTCTACAGTAGTTCCAGATGCAAAAACTGTATCTTCAATAAATGTTATAGCTACTACAACTGTATTAGAAGGAGGAGTATATGTATCTGTATCACTAAGATAAGCGACTCCACCTTGACCTAATCCAAGATTCTGACTTTCCTGTACTGTAAACTTGTGTATTCCACTTGCCATTTCTGACTCCTATCTTATTGCATGAGAGCCCGGAATAACCATTGTCGGTCCGTATTCTCTCGATGCTTTTGATTTATGAGCGAGTCTATAAAACTCTTTCATATTATATTCTTTTATATCTATCTGTCCGGCATCTTCTGCCAGCTTTGCTTTAACATAATAAACTATTGCTTTTGCTAAATGTTCTGAAACCGGAATTGTATCTTCCTCATCGTTCAAAACATCAACAGCATAATATAAATTAGGTGTTTCTTCAAAGTCTGTCCAAGCAGCCTCACTACCAGAGTATTTAGTAGTTAATATAATCTTATTATTTGTACCAGTATTGTTACCAACTGATTCTATTTTATGCAAACCATTAAATCTTCCTGCTTTTCTTAAAACAATATATTTATCAGCAGCTAAAGCATAAGTTGTAGCATAGTTAATATAAGTACTTGTATTATCTGCTATAGTTAATTTGCCATCCGTAGACATATATTGAGTAATATTTGTGTCTACATCGTTAGTTGTTTCTATAAAATACTTACCACTATAAGAGTACTCAATCTCAATACCATCTGCTATAGAAGATTGAGGGCTTTTCCACAGAGTGTCACCTTGGAATGTAGTATTTGGTAATGTCGTGGTGTCCACTTCCATAATAGCGAATTGACTACCTCTACGGTAATATGAATATTCTTTTATATCAGCCATCTACACTCCATCTGCATCCTCTTCCATTGGTGGATGAACCATACGAGGTATACTTCTATACTTATCATCTCCATTTAAATGATTTTTAACTCTTATGTCGAGGATTTTTACTGCATCTTCTGGAAAGTCATAGTATCGCTGGTCTTCAGTAATATCTATTCTTTCAGTCGTTATATTAGTTGGATAATATAAAGCAAGCTCTTCTAAAGCATCCTTTATATATGCAACAGCACGACCTGTTTGATTAGTTCCAACCCTTTCCATAAGTTCTTGGACTTTCATTATACTCCACCATCATCACATATAGCAAATACCTGTGCTTGAACTACTCCAGACGAAGAATCTCCATTTATATCTTGTATTTTAGTATCAGTACTTAGTCTTGCAAACCAACATTCATTTGGCTTTAATACTACATCACCAGTTGCAGTCCCTGAAGCAGTTCCAGCTGCTGTACTTATATGAAGATTTGCAGTAGTAGTTGTACTACCATTGGTAGTTCCTGAATGTTTTACAAAAATAAATAACACATCATCCGTACCTTGAGTAGTTCCAGTAGCACCTTCGTCAGATGTCCCTTGCCCTAAATAAGTAGTACCTGTTGTTATTAAATCCTCTGATGTTCCACCTACATTAGTAAGTGTATATACCCATTTATTATTATCACCAAAATCATCTAAATCATAAACAGTTGTTCCACTAATGCTTGTTTTAATTTCATCGGGTAAAAGTGATGCTGATATACTTACTGTTGCTCTATCTGCTGCCATTATTAAGCTCCTTGCTGTTGTTGTCGTGCAGTTTCCACCTCACCCATTCTTGCCATTGCCATAAAAGCATCATCATACTGAGCTTTAATCTTATCATGTTGAGCATTTAGCCATTGATAATCAGTAGTTTGCTTTTTAAGTTTTGCATCATATTCTGATACTTTACCTTGGATTTCAGCTGTAAATGTTTGAACTTCTGCATTATATTTTGAAAGTTTATTACTGTTTGAAGAATTAACCCCATTCACTTCAGTAGAATATTTACTTATATTATTTTGGAAATCTGTACTCTTTTTAGTTAAATCTTGTGTAAATCTTTGCAATTCACCTTGTACTTGAGCCTGATATTTAGATATATCATACCCAGTTTCTGCTTGATATGTTTGAGTAGCTTTTGCTATTTCTTGAGAATATTCTTGAACAACATTATTAACTTTTGCTGTTTCATTTTGAACATTAGTAGAATACTCGTTTAATAAATTACCATAATCTGTAGTATATTTTTGAAAATTTTGTGTCCACTCTTCATTAGTCCATTGTTGAATTTTTGTATTAACTTCAGCTTGATATTGTGCCATTCGATTAGAAAAAGTTTGAAGTTTATTTGCTTCATCTTGTTGGCTTAAATCAGCATTTTTCATTGAAATTTGTAATTGAGCTTGATATTCTGCATTTTCTTTATTAAATTTTTGAGATGCATCTTGTATCTTAGTACTAAACTCTTGTATCTGGCTTGATATAGCATTTAATCTTGTACTTGCCATTTCAGAATCTTCTTCCTGTGTAATCCATTTTTCTACATCACTAAAATCAGGTGCTAATGTTGGACCACTATATGTTGGTGCTGTAGTTGAGAATGCTACAGATTGGGCTGTTGATTCTGGTACTGCCGGGGGTGAAGGAAGAATTAAAGCAGCTACTGTACCTAATGTCGGTGCTGCAAACACAGGTTTATTAAAAGTTGGAAAAGTTGGTACATTTGAAAAATCAATATTTGCATCTGCTGGTGCTTGAGGTAAAACAAAACCACCCGGCTCTATAAAGCTTGGTAAAGATGTTGAAATTGTATCAAGTGTAATACTTGCAGGCAATGCAGGTATAGCTATATCTAAAGGTAATAAACCACTTTTAGAAGCCATTTTAGCTTTTAAAGATTGCATAGAAGCATAAAGGACTACTAAATAAACTTTATCTTCTGGAAAATGTTTTATATTATTGTGTGAATATACTAAAGCAGAACTACCTGTTTGGTCGATTGGTGTTCCATTAATATAATAAATCTTATAAGCATTTGGATTTGAATCGGGTTCTGGATAGACATTTATTTTTCCATCATCGGCTATTGTATAAGCAGGATTATATTTAGAAGCATAATGAAGACTATCTGTATCAGTAACAGTAGATTGAAGCCCTAATGGAATATATCTACATTCCCTCCAATCATTATTTACACCAGCTTCCCTAACTACATTAAGTACTTTTCCTGAATCAGTAGATACAGCTCCTTGAGATGTTCCTTCGGAAGATTCTCTTAAAAACATAAAAGCATCTTGTGGTTTAAGTGCTATACATTTATTAGTTACTTCTAATACACCATCTTTCAGGAACTGCGAAAGTTCTGTTTGACCGGGGTCTGTAGATGTAGAACCTATATTTAGGTTCGTCAATGCATTTACTTGTGCTTCAAATGTTGCCATTTACTTCCTCTCTAAGCTTGACAAAAGCGTGAATGAGTTGTATAAGTGACTGCCTGAAAGGAGGAGGAAAAGTGCCTCGATTCAGACAGCCCTTAAGTTATTATTTATGCTACTGTAAAACCATTAGCATGACCAGACTGACCCGATATGTACCAATATGTACCATCAGATACTAATTCAATCCAATCTCCTACTACATTATTAGTAGTGGCTGTTATTGTAGTTCCAGCTAAGGTTTCCCAAGCTGTAGCTAAAAGTATTCCACCTTTAATTAATGCAGTTGCTTCGTTAGTTGCTATAGTGCTTGCAGTTGTTACATCTGTGCAGATAAATTTGAACCTTAATCCACCTTTTACTGCAGGTAATGTAATAGTTCTTGCTGCATCTCCACCATCCAATAGATAGGTTTTACCACTATCTCCCGGTTCTAATGTGTGAGTAGATGCTGAAGAGCTATTCATATTAAATATATATGAATCAGTCTGAAAGCTGGCACTTCCCGATACTTTAGTTCCATTTCCATCAGCCATTAGTTACTCCTTTCTATTAAGACCAGCCTGTGCCAGTAAATGAAGTAGCTTGAAGCAAGTCAATAGCTGTAGTAGCAACATTTACAGTAACAGTTCCACTAACAATTACAACATCCTTAGATGCATAAGTAAATGTCAAATCTGTTCCTATTGCTCCACCAAAAGTAACATCATCTTGGTCAAGCTCTAATGATTTCTCCTGATTAGCTACTGTGCACACAACAGTTGTTCTATTAACAGCTGCTGCATCTGCTACACCAGCACCATTACCACATCTATTACCAGTAATAACACCTGCATATACAGCTGTACCAGCTTGAGGTAAATCAATAGTCATCGCTGCAGCCATCGTTCCACCAAATATTATTCGGAATTGTAAACCGATATTATCTGTTGTCGCTGTTGGAAGTTTAATAACTGCTCCACTCGCCATAGCACAATTTACAAAAACAATGCCACCATCATCTTCAGATAATGTATGTGAAGCATCGCCAGCTGTAACAGTAGTTATTTCTTTATAACCAGTATTTTTAGCCATCGCTCCTAATGCATTACCTGTACTATTTTGTCCATACATTGGTATACTCATAGTAAACCTCCTTTAAGTCCAGATAGCATGGCATTCAGGCATTGACCATTCCATACCAGCTTCTGTTAAGATTAAATCAACTCGTCTATCTATACCAGAGTTTTCAAGTGTTTGCACACCAACATATACTGAGGTATCTCTGTTTACACCATTACCCACTAATGGTCTATAATTACAATACTTCATATTAATACCAAGCATTTTAACATTAGTTCCGTCTAAGTGAATATTTCTAACAACATTCATATCACCAAATGGTGTAGTGATGTTAGTAGTATCTAATCCTAATACTTTCTTTCTACCTGTTATTGCTAAGTCAGCACTAAAGTTAGAGTTAATATTAAGGTTATTACTAAAGTATCCACCAAGTTTATGTAACCAATTATAAACTGCTGTATTACAGAAGAACATAGTAGCTTTAGAGTTATTATATCGAGGGTCTACATAATTTGATATATCATCTAAGAAATCATCTGCTGTTTTAGTCGATGTTGCTAAACTAAATGCATTACCATAGTTAGTAATATAATCAACTGCACCTTGAGTATATTGAACATTATCACCGTCTGTATACTGTGTACCAAATAATAATGATTGTTCAATATCGTACTTATGCTCAATAAGCTTATTCTGCCATACTCTTGCCCACTCGTTTGGCTCATACTTAAGAACTGTTGCTCTTGCAGTATTAGTCATAGCCATTGAAGTTTTCCAGATTTGAGTCATTCCAATGTTAGTTGAGTATGGTTGGTCTTTCCAAGTTTCAGGATAACCAGAACCTTCAGCATGAGCTGAACCAACAACATAACTTCTACCTAACTCTAATCTTCCTGAGATAGACTTATCAGCAACAGCTTCGTCTCCAGAGCCATCACCTGAAGGAGAAAAGTTATCACCAACCCAACCAGCATATTCACCACCTGAGCCACCTTTAACAACAGTCATTTCTAAAAGAACACATTCTTTAGAAGGAGAATCTTTTGATAAGCCATCTGTTACTGCAGTTACTTTACCAATAAGGTAAGAAGAACCCCATGTATCAACTGTAGTGTCACTTGCCATTGGTATTTTAACTATTTGACCGGGTAAGAAAAATGCAGGTCTTGTTCCAGTAGCACCAGCATTATAAGTATCTGTTGAACTGTTATAAACATTTTGAATATTACCTTGACTTGCATAATCAGTTGCCATATACACTTTAATAGTATCACCGGCTACAACATTTGCACCAGTACCAGCATCATTAGTAGCAATAGCTTGCTGGTCACCAAACACATCTACACCAGAAGCATTTACCATACCCATAACATATGCATATCTTTTATGCCAAGAATCTCTTTTTTCTGCCCATTTAAACTGTGGGTCATCAGTTGGTTTTTTTGCGACTTTACTAACAAATCTGAAAAACGGGTCTTGAGCTATTGAAAGCTCAGAAACCTTGTCACCGAAGTTATATTTTCGTCTTATGTCACCAGTATCAAAATTTGTACTCGTGCCCGGACCTCTACCATCAAAATCGGCAACAGTTAAATCAGTACTTGGAGTTATCGCACTTAAATAATCAGCCATATTAACTGTCCTTTATATTAATCATTCAAACAAACTTTCCATAGTAACTGCCTTATCAACACCTTTTACGACATCGAAAATAGCATCGTCTGGACTTTTATCGCCAGTATTAACACTATTAGCACTACTCACGGTATTTGGGTATTGACTCACATTTTTCATTTGATTCATAACCTGTTTTCGGGTACTACTTGCGATGTTACTCGCTTTTTGTCCCTCAGATACGATTCGGTCTAAATGTGTATAATCCATACCACCTGAAAGAGTCTCATTTACTTTACCCATCCAATTATCAAATTGGTCTTGTGTCCAGCCCTTTTCTTTCATAAATGCTTCTTGTTTAGCCCTTGTTTCAGCCTGTTTAGCAGTTTCCTGCTGTTGTGCTTCAATTTCTTTAACTTTACCTTCTACAATATTATTAGCTACTGTAGTAATCCAGTTATTCATAACCGAAGCAGACTCTGATTGAGGATTATCCAATGCATCATCCATGTCAAAAACGAACTCTTTATCAAGTCCAAATAACTCTCTCGGATTAGAAGCTTCGTCAGCCTTCTCTTTACCAGAGAGATGGGTTAGTACAGCCTGAGCTGCACCGGGGTCATTCTTCATCACATTAATAAGCTCTGAGTACTTTTCGTTATCTTTTACGATTTCGGCAAGCCTCTTACCTTCACTTGATGAATCTGAGTATCTCTTTTTATATGGGTTTTCTTCTGACTCCCATATGTCAGGTTGCTCTGATTGTTGTTCGGGGTCTCTTTCGAGAGTTGCCGGAGATTGAGCCTGTTCAGTTACTACATCAGCAATAACTTCATCTACGATAGAGCCGTTCACCTGTTGCTCTAAATCACTAAAAAAATCACCGGAGTCAGAGCTTTCGATTGTTACATCTTGTTCTGAGTTGTCCTGTATATTTTCTTGCATGATAGCCTTTCTATAGGTTTACAGCAGACTAAAATTATACTTATGTAGTTTTAGCCTGCAAGTTATTTGTTTTTTGTGTTCTCATTTCTTTCTGTTGGTCTTTAAGAACACTATCCATTTCCTTAGTTATTCCCATTTGCCGAACCTTTTCTTCAGCAACTTGGGATTTAAGTTTTGTACTTGAGTCAAGTAAATTCTTTCTCATATCATGTTCAACAGACCGTTTAGCATCCTTAATGCCAGCCTGTATAACTTGCCTTCTAAGAGTTTCATTATCTCCATTGAGACTTTTAACTTCTTTCTCAAGACCTTGAATTTGACCTTGAAGCTGAGAATATAATGATTTTCTTTGAGCAATCTTTTCTTTATCTCTAATATCTGTTTCGGCTAATACTGCCATATCATCTACAACACCAAGCTGAAGTAGCTCTTTAAGCTCTCCAAGATAAGCCCACCTATTTACTGGTAGTCCTGTACCCGGTACAACTCTAACATCAAACTTAGCATTAGCATAATCATGGAACATTCCAATCTCTTGACCGTAATCATTATATAACATCTTATTGATTTCGACATCTTTATATTCATCTTCTTGAGCTATTGCATTTGGCTGTACTACTCTAAATACTTTATTAATCTTATAAGTAGCTTGAGCATAATCTCTTACTACTAAGCCAAATTGTTGCAATGCAGGATGTATAGAATTAGTAATCCAAGCTTTAACTCTTCTTGTACCATATTCATCAGAAGCAAGTAAACCTCTATATGTTTCTGGTTGTGACGAGGTGTCACCTTGCATAGAAGAATAAATACCTGCTAAGTGTTCAATATCCATCTTACCTCTATCTACTATATTAGCAAAGGCAGTAGATATTGGTGCTGGCTGTATAGCTGTCGGGGCATCATATCCATGATTAACAGGAAGTATAGCACCCGGAGCTGTAGCAAACTTTTCCCAATGCTCTTTATCTATAGAGCCATCATAAGCCATCCATCTTAATGAGGAACCCAATGAAGCATTATGAATCATTAATTGATGAGCTTTATTTAATTCTTTTTGTTTACCTACTAATGGAGAAACAACAGACATAGGATAAGGAGTACCAGTATATTTGTAGTGTACAGGTATAATTGGATACTCTGTCCCGGGCAGGAACCTTTCATATAAGAACTCACCACCCACACATACAGTAACCTTAACTTTGTTATCATAAAATTTAATAGCTTCAACGAGATTATTTCTAAGCTCACCTTTCATAAGGATTTTAAATTCTTTTTCTGATACTACAGTTTGTTCAACCTTACCAGCTTCTTCCATTGCAGCACTTATACGAGACTCTCTCTCTTGCTGGAGTTGTTGCTCTGCAGCTTGCTGTGCTTTCTGGACTTCTAAATCATGTCTACTTTGAATTATAACACCATCTTCAAGATTTTTACCAATAGCCATTATTGATTCTTCAAGTTTAACCTGAGATTCAGCTATAAAGGATTGCATGTCTTGGTCAATTTGTGCAGTTATAGCATCTATCTCTTCCTGAGTAGGTTGCATTTTATAAAAGACATTACGATAAGCTACTTTTACTTTTTCATACATCTCGTAATAAGAAAGTATATCATCTCTTTCACCGTCTATTTTCCAACCCTCACTTATATCGTTATATTGGAAATCGTTACCATCAGACCGTTCTTGACCTGTCACATTATATAAACCTTGTCCGGATGCCTTTTTTATCTTAGCAGAAAATTCTGGCAAGTCATTAAGTAGGTGACTGCGAAGTACCTGCTTATATATTAAAATATAGCCAGCATCCCTAAAGAGCAAATCTCTCGACTTAGGGTCTGGATATACATCAAAAGGCTCAATAGAATCAAATACAACCTCTCCCATTCCATGGTCAGCATTTGCATCTACCCGGACACGAAAATATCCTATACTTTTTGTTAATGAGTCTGTTATAATTTGGTTATATACAGCAGAACCTTTACTACTATACCATATGTAATCAGCCATATCTGCATGAACAGCTGCTATTTTAGAATCACTACCTTCAGCAGCAACAGCTTGCCACTTAGGGTCTTTTTCGGTAACATAGTAGTTTAACATTTCAACTACAGGAATTATTCGGTTTATAGTAAAAGAGGGCATTCCTTGATTTTTTAATGCAATCTCCTCATCTCGTGAAAGTTGGTTATCAAGATAAAAGTTATGACCTTCTTGATTTTTATGCTCCCATTCTTTACGAGTATTCCCATTTAACTGATTAAATAGGTGTTCTATTTTGGTTGCTCTTTTGTCCATTATGCTATTACCCAATTTTTAGGCATTTGTACGACTTTTCTACGAGTACCTTTATGTGTTTCAAGTCCTGTCGGGGGTATTGAGTATTTAACAGAATAGGCTAATGCATCTATAGTATCATCATGTGCCATCCGTGGACCAAAAGTTATAATCTCATGCTGTAAGTCGTAATGTGTTTTTTTAATTTTTACTGCACCAATAGCCATTCTTTGTGCAAGAATTTCTTGGATACGGTCTCTTTTTGACATTCTTGTGCCGGGTTTTTCTTGTTTAACCTTTACGGTAAAATCGTTTCTCCGTCTCATTTCTGATATAATAGATTGAAATACTGGTCGAGACATTGTTGTATCTTCTATGACGGTAAGACGGGGCTTAAATATAGAGTTCTGTTCAAATACATAATCTACTATTCCTTTTTTATCTTCACCCGGAATAGCAAGAACAGGTAAACCTCTTTTGCGAATATAATCTAAAACATAAATATTTGAATCTTCATCAATAGCTATAACTATAATTACACTAAAATCGCTTTCTCTTCTCTCTGAATCCGTAGCTGGGTCTACTCCCATATAAGTATTGACAGGCTTTTCTTGACCATCTATAACTACATAACTAATTTCACTATTTTCATCATATTTAAAATTCCCATCCCAGTAGTTTATATGTCGCATATTAAAGATAGAATCTTCTTCAGACTGAACCTCCATCATATATTCTTGATAGAATTTATTTGGCTGTCCGGAATCTGCATAAAACTTCTTTTTCTCGTTAAGCTTATCTTTTGAAAACCAACTTGCCCATAAAGGCTGACCATCCGACTGGATAGCCTTATGCATTAAAACTTCCCAGCTAAAATCTGTGTTATCTGACTTAGCTCTTTCGGAATTTATAATAAGATTATTAATGAAGCTGTCATAGTGTACAGGAGTACCGTTAATTCGCAGTCTACCACCGTCAGGTTCTAATGCCGGGTGTACAACTGCAGTTACCATATTTGCATTCTTAGAACGGCTTTCAGAAGTTAGGGTATTGTTTTCATCTTCAAAGTCATCGAGTATAATAAGGTCATATCTTTTATGAAGTTTAGCACCACCACGAATACCTGAAATATTAGACTTCGATATAAGTTTACAGCCATTAGAAAACTCAATGTCCTGTTCTGTCCACTTTTTCCCTTTTAAATCCCCAAAATAGTACCGTATTGTTTCATTCATCTCTATATGAGTTTTGATATAGTCCATATTCCCTGTTGCAAGTTTTTGAGTCGCTGAAACCCAACCATAAAACAAAGGGTCTTTTGCAAAACAAAAACTTCTAAGGATGTCTGCTTTAGTTAGTACTGTTTTTCCATGTCCACGAGGGAGAATAATAGCGAGGTTATTATGTTTATAGTTCTTGCCATCCTTCTCATTCATCTTGTCAGCCATCTCGTAATGAAACCAAGGAGTCTCACTTCGCATAAAATCGTCTGGTAAAAACAACTTCCCGAAAGCAATTAAGTCACGGGAAGCTAATAATAAAGCTTCTTCAGCTTTAGCTACATTTTGTGTGTTATAGTTACTCACCTGCCTTATAGCCAGAGTGTGTATGAGTATTGGCTACATCACCAGCCCCGGCTTCAGAAGAAACCGTTACTCTACCACCTTGTTCATACACAGGAGTAAAACCAGCTCTATTGTCCTGAACCTTACCACCCATCTCTAAAGCCTCACCTTCGACCATTCCACCATCCATATACATTTTCTTAGTATATCCACCAGCCATAAACTGTGGAACTTTACCTGTTTTATTAAGATAGTCAAGCACATCCTCGCCAAGTTTGTTAGCAGAAGATTTTTTAATAACATACTCTCCACCTTCCATCTCAATAGGTTGCTTACCAACCTTGGCAGGAATACCACCTTTAGCATGAGACGGTCCTTCAAGCATACCACCTTCTTGCATTTTCTTTTTAAAGAGTCCTTTGATTTTTTTACCAACATCTGCAAAAAGATTTTCTTTTACTACATCTTTGCCTTTATTATCCTGCCTAAATTTAGCTTTAGATATAGATTTTTCTCTACCCTTTCGCTCAACCTTTCTTTGCTGGCTTTCTCTAAACTTCTTTGCATCATATGCTGTTTTTGCAGTATTTATTCGCTCACCAGTTACAGGGTCAAATTGTCGTTTCTCAGTCTTAGCTTTTCGAGTTATCTTTTTTTCTTCTTTTAGTTTTGCTCTTTTATTCCTTTTTTCCTCGGTAAGCTTTAATCTCCTTTGCCTCATAGCCTCTCGTTCTTTTTTATTTTGAGCACGCTTATCAGACACTTTAGTTTTAATACCAGAAATTTTTCTTTTACCACCTTCGATAACATCAGAAGCTTTTTTCTTAACTTTATCTATTTTTTCCTGTCTATCTTCCTTTTTATACTTATCTTGCAATCTTGCTTGATATTTTTGTTTTTCTTTAAGATAACCTTTTTGTTCACCAACAGACATCTCAGACTGGTCTTTCTGACTCAAAAGTGTAAACTTATCATCTCCGGGCATCTTTGGGATAAACTTTTCATCGTAAGTAATATCTGCATCTTCAGGCAAAGTATCGTCAGTAAATGGAACTGTTGGCTTAACAGGTTTAGTCCCGGGTTTCTCAACTTGCTTACCCCATTTAGTTGGAGTTTTAGGTTTAGTTTTTTGGTCTGGTCCACCAGTAGTTGCATCCATAGCCCAACCTCGTCTTTTGTATTCAGCTATTCTTTCTGCAGAACCATGTTTTCCAAGCTTACCCCATTCAGACTTGCTTTTATATCTTTCAGTAGAAGGTTTTACTTTAGTTGCTTCGTGTTCCTTAAGTGCTGTTGCTCTATTTTTCATCAGCTGCTCTATCTCTTCCGGACTTTTACCTAATCTTTGTAAAGTAGCTAAAGTATCTTTTACACCACCACCATTATCGTACTTAACCTTACCACCGTTATTCATTTTTCTTTTACTACCGTTCATGCGAGATTTTTCCTTTCTGCCACGATTAGTGGACTCTGGTTCAAGTTTTACACCACCGTTTACATGAGAGACATCTTTGCCGTCTCCATTACCATAAGTTCCCTTCTCATGGTTTATACGGTTTAATTCTGTTCGTTTTTTAATTTGTGAAGGCGAGGATTGGAATTTCTTATATTCCTTCTTGTAATTTCTTGGTTTCTCTACAAGACTCACTATGCTTCACCTTTATAAGTTCTGAGATTAGTCTTATCGTTAACATCAAGTATCATGTCTTTAGACTCGTCAGTATGAATATAGATAGGAGTCTGCTCACCAACATAAGCACCCTCTACATTAAAATAAAAATATTCTATTGCATCATCCTCGCTCATACCCTGTTTGATAAGGACTTTAAAACATTTATTTATATCATAGACTGCAATGTTCTTAGAAGTCACTCCAACTAAAGCATCATTAAATCCATCGGCTAATAATATGTCATCATACATGTTCAGGTAGCTCCGGTCTTTGTGCTGCTTCCAGCTGTTCTTGGCTAAGTCCTTGAAAAATCCCGGTCACATTAGTTACCTTCTGTTTCTCAACAACACCAAAAGCATCCCATAGCATGTTTAAGCTACGAATCCGGTCTGAATCATTTCTGGCATTGTCTGTAATGTCTTTGGCAACACCAATTAGGTAGTTCAAATCAACCCCTAAAGTATTGAAAGTATCTTGTAGTTTTTCGTTCACTAAAGTATCCACCCTTTCTGTAGTTAATAAAAGTGCAGCTTGTTTCTTAGCATAGGTCTCGCTCTTTGCCGGGTATATGTCAAGGTAGGCTTCTGCCGGGTCTTGCCCCTTGGCGACCCTCGAAGCAAATAACTCTTCTCTCTTGGTACAGTTTTTACGAGTATGTATCGTAACCTCGGCTACATTACCACTAAGATTGTAAATATTAGCCCGTCTTTCCGTATCCATAGAAGAGGCATAAGTTCCAGTACAAGTACCAATAGTCTTATGTCTACCTAACTTACCCCGTCTAAGTATTTGAATAACACAGTTATCATCAGCAACCACCCAGTCCCCGACCCGTGCTTCCTTCCAATCTTTACGAGGCATGATATGGTCCGGGAGGTCATCCCCCGGCTCATAGATTAGGTGCTGTTTGCCCTTTACCTTGTATTGTCGCATAAGGTAATATAACAATAGGTCGTAACACTAAACTGTAAAAATTGTAGGATTTTGTTATACGGCTAAAATAGAAACATAGCCCCCATGCGAATGGGTTTTCGGTATCGCAATTCCGTTATTTTCCATTTTTTTCCACAGATTAAAAGTGATAGTGATACCTACTAATCTATCCAATGATAACAACCTGCTAATCTCTCCTCGGTGACCTCCTACGCATACAGGTACCAATAATGCTTTTAATCCATCGGCACAGATTATACAATTGCATCCATAAATACAAATGCAGTAACAATCTTATTATATATCTGTATCTGATTAGACACCACCGAGCCACCACCTATGCATCCACCTACCAATCTAAGCTGATAATAAAATGTATTAGTGTATATAGGTAATGGTAAAGAATGAGGTTCTGTCGGGGTTCGGTATCCTGTCGGGAGTTAGTAACCAAAGTTACTTTATTAGTAACAATAGTTACTATATCTGAGCCTGTAATAACTGCCTGTCCTCGGTGCTGATTACGGCACAGGATTTGAGATTGTATATTATAATTAATTAAGGATTTTAAAATGGATTTATTCAATATATATATAGACAGACAATTATTGCAACAGAACTCATTCCACGATTTTAAACTTAAGGATTTAATACGGCTTTATAACTTTATTAAATCATATCCAATCAAACCAATAACATATCCTAAAATCATAAGGCATGGCAGAGTTGTACAGGTCACTATATCACAGGCAAGTATTATTAAACATATATTACAGGAATCTAAGGTATTCTATAGGGGGTAATGGTAATCTGTCGAGGGGTAGACCTGCATATTGTGGTGGTATCCAACCAAAACCAATCAAACACCACAACATATTGTGTTCGTACCTCTGATTGATTTATTTCTTGGTTGATATCTGTCAACCATACGAACTTACGGTAGTTGATTAAACATCAATGATTTTTGAAATAACCGAAACGATGACGGCTCACCTCCATACTTTGAATTGTGAGGTCGGCAGTTAAAAACAATCGGTGCTGAGAGTAGCTTGTGGATGCACCACTTACCGTGTAGCCTAATAATGAGGTGACTTACTAACCATACAATAGAATTGAGTTAGTAAAGTTAATCGGAGGTTTTTACGGATGGTAGCCTATGGCAAGTGAGTATCAATAGTTGGTACTGCAAGAGATTGTAAACATTTAGGAATGTATATGGAAGACAGATGTTCTGTCGAGGTTCGATACCTCGCATTCCTCTAATTAATTGAGAGATAATATGAAAATCAAACATAATGTAGTTGTTCGTACTGCTACAGATGAATATAACGAAACCTTTATTGAAGAGGTCACAGAAATTACAATGCGAGAGTTGAAGAAATCTAAAGAGGACTTTTTTAAACTTAATCCAACTGCTAATGCCGTTTATCATGATGCAGAGTACTGCCGAACTGATAAAAAGTATTATGCAGAGAATTATAATACAGGAAACACAATAGCAATTAAACCAAGCCGTAAAGTTTATATCGGCTTTTATTTTTAAGGAGAATAAATAATGGAAATATATTCTAAAACACCTTGTTACATAGCAAGTGATGAGGGTAATTACAGAGTGCGACCAACATTTAAAAATGGTCGTAGTCAAAATCAATTAAGCCAAAAACAATTGGATAGAAGAGAAATTAGTGCTACGAAGAGCAGAAGATATGTAAACTTAATAGGAAAGGCATAATTATGCATGATATACATGGAAATTTAGTTGTAGATGGTACACAATTTACAATTTTTATATTAATATTTAGTTTTATTTACATTGTAATACCAATAGGTGTTCTTGTAGCAAATGAGATTAAATGGTATTTTAGATTTAAAAAACAGGAGGAGAAATAGTTATGAATACAGAGAGATTTTGTGTTGTTAAAATAGGTGATGATAAATATTTTAACAGGATATTCAATTTCACAGGGACTATGAGTGAATGTAGAGCATTTGCATCATTAAAGGGTTTTGGTGGTGGTGTTGAGGTATTAAAAATGAGGAGTAAATAGTTATGAATGAAAAAATGAACAGCCTATGGGACTACTTAGTCGATACAGAAACAGCTACAAAAGAAGAGATATGCTTAGTGACCTCAATTAATGGAACGAATTTAGAGTCATTAGAGAGTATTTTATATTCTCGTACAGGATACAGGAGTTTAGAACAAATATTACAAATGGAAGGAGAATAAATGATATACTTAGTATTTATATTTGAGGAAGAGAGCCAGTTTTCAAAGTATGTTTTTTATAGTGAGAATGCTCGTAAAGAGTGGCTCGATAATCTGTCGGGGAGCAGAGTTAATCAATCAGAAATAGTTTTAGTAGATAAACAGGAGAGTAAATGAAATACAGATACGAATTACATGATGAATATTTAGAGTTGGAATGTTTAATGTTTACGATAAGAGACATTTTAGAGGAAGGTAATAGTAGGTGTGCAAAGCCATACCAAGAGAGATACCAACTAATAACAGAATCAATTGACAGAGGTCAAGGAGAGAGGAGTTTATATGAACTTTAAATCAGAATTTAAAAAAGAAATATCTGTATGTCATGATTCAAGTCACGGCTCAACAGAGTCAGAGAGGGTTACAATGAATTATAGTGTGTGGGCAAATGCAATAAAACAAGAAGGGGGTTATGAGTTGTACTCTAATTGTGGTGAGTATCATGCAGAAGGATGTTTGGAATTTGACAAGGGTGAATTAACAGGATATGATGGAATGTTCGCCCTTGACCTTGATGTAATCAAGCAGTTAGGTAAGTGGGGATTTGATGTTAATAATATGAAAAAAACAATGGAGGATGCATAATATGGCTAACATGGGTTATTGTAGACATGAGAATACAGAGAGCGATTTAAGACAAGTCGCTGAAGAGTGGGATGATTATGAACAAGGTTCTTCTGATACTGAAGAGAGAGCAAGAGAGCAGATAGTTGAACATTGTATCTCAATATTAGAAAACGAAGGGTACGAGGTATCTGAATGAGAATATTAATAAGAAAAAAAGAGAATGTATTATATCTCAGAGGTTGGGAGTATGGTAAACCTTATGCGAGTACAATTATGTTTATGGAGGTTGACTTTCCACCCAATATTAAATTAATAGAGGAAGGGTTGTCTGATTACCAATTAAACAAATTGAACAAGGGTTCTGTGATACACCTACAAAAGAAACACAATAGGTTTGAATTATATAGCAGTTACCTTGCCGAATTACAATGGCTTAAAGGGGTGGATGCTTGGACTAAAAACGGATATGAAGGAGATTATTAAATGATATATCTTAAACAAGTTAGAGGTTCTGTCGGGAGGTCTGAGAGAACACCACTATGGATTTATATTTTAAGTGCATTGCCGATGGTAATTGCAATACTATTAAACTATTTATAAAGGGATGAAATGAAAGTAGTATTTGAAGAAACAGGCAGTTTAAATAAAAGAGAACGAGAATGGCTTATTGAGGAAAATAAAAGATTGCATGAACAAATATCATTAAGTACATCAATGTTAGTGGACAGAGCAAAGTCAGATATTAAAGATGACTCAATGATGGATTTTCTTCGTTCTCAAATCAATGTTAATGAAGTAATATTGGGTTTTATACAATCGTGCTTGGTTAATAATGAATTTCCCGAATTTGAAAAAAATAATATATAGGAGAACCAATGAAACTATTTAACAAAGGGGGAAAGTGGGGGGAGTTTTCTGTAATGTCCACCTTCTTTCTAATAGCAACATTCACTATCATAATGGTTGCCTATCATGTTGTTGATGATTATGGTAGAGAGAATCGATTATTAAGAGCAATTGCATCTGACCAAGCATTAATAATAGAGAACAAGAGAATTAATTTTACCTCACCACATGAGTTAGAATTAGTACGACAAAAATACAATAAACTATTAGGAGATATGTATGAGTGAAGATACAACATTACGATATTGGTATGAAGTAGCAGTTACTTGGGATGATGATAATGGTACAGAAACTATTGCATCATTTGACAGGCTTGAACAGGCAAAAAAGTTTATGAATGATGATAAAGAAATTAAATCAGAAGTACAATCCGATATGTTTCAGCATATCGAAAATGTATTTATAGATAAATGGCTTGGTGATACCATTATGCCAAACTATAAAGATAGAAAATTTAATGCAATTATCAGAACAATTAACAAGCCAAAAATTAAGGCAGTAATAACTTGGTATGCAGAAGATATTAAAAGCCAATGCGATACATTAACTGACGAGCAAATAGAGGATGTACTTTCCTTAATTGAAAATGACCACGATGCTACTATCGGAGTTAATTGGGAAGTTATTAATCATTACATAGAACAAGTTACAAAGGAGAGTGTATGAAATTAGAAGATACAATTAGTGCATTAGATAAAGTTATAGATAGTGCAAGTGAGTCTTTAGGACTTATAAATTCAATATATACAAATAAAGCAAAAGCAATTAAAAGATTAAAAGAGATGCTTAAATGGAGCGATAGATTAGGAAATGATGAGAGGCTTGAGATAGAACAGATAATTTTAATTTTATTACAAGGAGATGAATAATGGAAGTTAAAAGTATAAGATACTTTGAAACAAACAGAGGTTTAGGTTATGAAGCCAAGACAAACAAGGGCAGTATTTGGAATGATGGTAGTGGTGGGGATACATATTTTGAACCCGACTATCCTAAATATAAAAGAAGTCAATTCAACCATCTTTCTGAAAGTGATTTAGAAAAATTAATAGATGTTTACGAAATAAAAATAGGGACATTAGTACAATGAAGAAAGTTAAAGTAGCAAAAACAATAGAGAGATTTATTAGAAAGCATGGCTTGGATTCAGATGTGATAATTTATTTTTCCAATAAACGATGGATTTATGACTCAAGTGGACATAAAACTATTGAAGAGAATGTCAAAGCATCTGATTATTTTAAATGGGCAAATAATGATACAATCAGTATGAGTTTTGAGGGAGCATTAAACTCTGCTTTGAACATGTATAATGGGTATGAGTTGTTTGATAAGTTTAATGCTTTAGATTTTGATGGATATTATTTCGAGATGGGTAATTCTTGGAATGGTGCATTTTATAAATAAAGGAGAGTGAATGAAAACAGAAAAAGAAATAAGAGATTACCTTGCTGATTGTAAGGAAGCAGTTAAGGAGTTTGATAAGATGCAAGATAGTCTACAAGCCTGTAAGTATGAAGGTATTGTCGAGGGGTTGGAGTTTGTATTGTCGGGTTCAATCATAACCGACCAAGAGCAATCCAAGTTAAATAAAATTGCTGAATGGTTCTTGAATCAAACTTATCATAAATCAGCCAATGGTAGATATTGCAAGGCTGATATTATTAATTATAGTTATAGCGATGACTACTCAGAAAAAGATATAGAACTTCTCGGTTTATTAGAAACGGATATGAGTTTTGTAATCAGATATGGAAGGCAAGACGATTGCTTTAACGATAGCTATTCAAAAATGTTTAAGGTAGACCGAGATGATTTAAACGAATGGGATGGACACGGACTACCCGACATAAAAGAGTTGTCCAGCCATAGTATAAAAATAAGTTAAAAGTTGGTGGATGGGATTTAAAAATAAAAAAAAAGGAAAATAATATGTGGACTTGTATAGAGTGTGAAAATCATTTCGATAGTTCATCGGGTGATTTAGATGAAAGAATGTGTAATAACTGCATGGATGGAGAAGAAGAATACGAAGTTAAAGTGTCGGGTTGCTTTACCGTAGTTGCCGAGAGTCAAGAGAGTGCAAATAGATTTATAAGAAATCAATTAGAAGATGGTGTTAGTTCATACACATGTGACTTGGAGGTTGGAAATGAGTAAGCCAATAAAGTTAAATGTATTTTTTGAGACAAATGGATATGCAGAGCAAGTTGCTACATTTCTTGATGAGGAGGTATATATAGAATGTCTACCAATTCTAAAGAGTGTAGCAAAGGAAAGAAGAATGTTCGTCACCGATTCAGAGATGGATAGGGATGATGATAGTGAAGCAAAAACAATAGGGGTAGAAAATGAATAAAGAAGATATATTCTATGAACAGGCATCTTTGGTAATTCAACTAACAGAAATGCTTGGGCTTGATGAGTCAAAAGGGGAAAAGCTATATCAATCAATTATTGATGAAGTTAATAGGTTAAATCTTATAGAAAGATGGACAACACAAGAAATGGATTATGTTAATGGTATTATGTTGGATGTTTTCTTAAAAAAGTTTGGCTATGAGCCAAGAGAGGAGAAAGAGAATGAGTAAAGAATATTATTGGACAATAACGGCAACAGGATATGTTGAAGCAGATTCGTTAGAAGAAGCAGAAGAGATTATAGAGAGCGACAAACTGAATTATATGATGGAAGATGAATCTTTCGCAACAATAGATGTAAAGGAGAGTAAATGAGTAAATATTGGGAGAATCACTTTGGTTTTTTTAAAGACGAAGACGGCTCACAAGAAGCCACAGAGGAATTAAAAACTGCTATCTCTAAATTCCAAATTGAGTATTACAGGATAAAAGAAAAATACAAAGGTATTGGTATGGGTGACACCGACTCTGATGAATCTATAACAAGTTATATTTACGAGATGATTCATTAAGTTGTTGGTTGTAAACCAATAAGAAATGTAAATTATATCACCCAAAAACAACAACAAAAAGGGGAAAAGAATGGGAAGAATGAAAGACAAACTAATAGAAGCATATCACCATGGACATACAGACCCTTGTGAATCTGATTTCATGACAGAAGAAGAGATAGAAAAAGCTATGAAGCAGACACAAGATGATTACTTAGAATCATTAGGTGATAGGGTTGTTCAAGAAGCTATTGATAGGGGGGAAATAAAATGATATTAAATTTTAAACAGAAGCTATGTCAGAATGGATTCCCAATGGTAGACTTACAGGGTGAAGGCTATGAGAATTGGGATTGTTATGACGGGGTGATGGAGTATCAAATAGAACTTGATGTCAAAGAATATGGAATTAAAGACATCGTACCATCTATAATTTCATTTAGGGTTCACATAGAAGAAATGGACGGGGAAGAAACTAAAACAATAGACTCAAAAGACTACGAGTATGCAGAATCTTGGACACAACTGAGCGATGCAATAGATACAGGCTTACACATCAGCCACTTAGTGTTAAACTTAGACAATAGAATAGTAGATGTATGTTTGAAGTAATGAAATTAACGAGTCTAAGCCATGGAGATGTAGCAAGAGAATTAGGAGTATCAAGGCAGTTTGTACACCAATTAGTTAAAGGTAATAGACCAATACCAGCTAAACATAAAAAGAAGATTTACAAACTACTTATGAATAACCTAATAGATAACTTAGAGAACTCACAGAAGGGGGTTGAGATTCTGTCGGGAATTTTAAAGGAAAGTGTGGTAAGTCAGAGCAAGTAACCTACCACACAGAAAAGAATAAATCACTAACAATAATAAAATAACAGGAGCAGTATGAAAAAAGCAAGTGAAATACTTGAATTATTACAGAAAGATACCGAGAAGCATGAGATTAAATTCCGAGAGGGCAATACCTTTGGGAATAAGGCTAATATGTTAGCCTATATTGATGCAAGGTATGTAATGGATAGATTAGATGAAGCAACAGAAGGCTATTGGACAAGTGAATATAAAGAAATTAAAGGTAACTTGTTTTGTGGTATATCTATATTGCTTGATGGGGAATGGGTAACCAAATGGGATGTTGGTGTACCGAGTAACTTTGAAGCTCAAAAAGGTGAAGCATCTGATTCATTTAAAAGAGCTGGTGTAATGTGGGGTATAGGGCGAGATTTATATTCCCTTGGTAGATTCGTTGCACCACTTGGAGATAACGGCAGAGCACCCTATAATTGGAAGCCAGAAGGATGGGACAAGACCAATATTGTCCCCGACTCTAAAGAAGTAGCACCTCATAACAGACCAACTAAGGAATTTATGGGTCATGTGCAGAATGCATTTGTAGAAGCTGAAGAACTTTTAAACAAGGAACAAACAGATTGGATGAATGAACAATTTGATAAGTTCAAAGCTAAACAACTTAGTAAAAAATCTGCTGAAGTAATGTTGGAACAGATGCAGAAAATAATTAATCAAGCTAAAATAGAAGGAGCGAGATAATGAGTGAGTATAAACCTAACCTAAAGATAGAACTTGGGGAGTCCAAGTTAGTTAAGTTTTTATTTAATGACCCTATGCCTGTAACAACTAAGTTTGGACAAAGGTATAGATATACTTTAAGTACGGGAGGTGTAGAGCATCAGATGTTAGCAACACATACATTGCATACATTAATTTCTGAACATGCACCATTGAGAGATAAGGAACTTACCATAGGTAAAATCAAGGTTGATGATAAGATACAAGCCTTTACAATCAATGGTATGACTATGGATGACCTAAAGAAAAAAGATAGAAAAGAATTTACTTCTGTCTTGGATGGTAGCAAACCTGCTGAAGCATATGACGATGGTGTATCATTTAGTACCTATTCTACTGACGATTGTTGGAGAGAGATTAACAAGATTCAAAAAGCTTTAAAGAATGTTATGCAGAGTTTAGAGAATCTTGAAGGAGCTGATAAAAAAGAAGAAGATGTTCCCTTTTAGGTTTAACCTACTTATAACCTATACTAAACCTATACTTAATAGATTACAACCTACTTATAACCTATGTATATAGGTATACCTATGTTATTATACCCTGTGGATAATGTGGATAACTTGCATTATCCGAGGGTATGATAGTGATTTAGATTGTGAATAAGTCTAACGATAAAAAATCTAAACAATTAGGTATTAATTTTTCTACTGCTCAGAATAGGTTAAAAAAGAAAATACTTTTTATGCTGATAAAGAGATTAAAACTTGATGAATGCTACAGGTGTAAAAAGTTAATTGTTGAATCAAGCGATTTGTCTATTGACCATAAAAAAGCATGGCTTGATAAAGATACCAGACTATTCTGGGATTTAGGAAATATAGCATTTTCTCATCGGTCTTGTAACTCATCGGCTGCAAGATTTTACACTAAGAAGGGTTGGAAAGATTTTGAACATAAAGTAGGCAATAGAGAAGAAGAAGAAGGACATTATATAAGTAGAACATGGTATGATAGGGGGTGTCGGTGTGATGGGTGTAAAAAAGCAAAAAGTTTAACAAGAAGGAAGCATGAATGAGACTTCATCATGGAATAGGGAAACCAAAAGAGCATCATTTTAAATGCAACACCAAAGGTTGCCCTAATTATTTTAATGTAAACTATAAAGATTCAAACGGGTATTGTAAACCCTGTAACACAAAAAGGAAAAGGAAAGAAAATGAGCTTAACAACATTTGAAGACATGAATGGTTTAACTAAAAAAGCTAAATCAAGATTAGATGAGTTTTTAAATAGAATCCAAAAGGTAAATAAAAGAGGACCTGTCAGGTCTAAGATAATAGAAGATGCTTTAGATTTAAGGGGTGTAGAAGTTAGAGCGATAGTTAATTTTCTTAGAAAAAGAGGTTATCCAATAGGTTCTTCATCTAAGGGTTATTGGTATGCTAAGAACATGGAAGAAATATCTGATACAATAAAACATTTATACCAAAGAAAAACAGCCATTCAATCTGTTATAAATGGACTTGAAAATAGTGTGTTTTTTGCTGAACAAGGAAAGTTGTTTAATCATGAGTAGAGCTACACAATTTATAGATTATATAAATAAAGATAAGGAAGCAGAGCCTGTCATAAAGCTAACAGAGTATACCTCCCTTGTTATAGATAAAGAGGTGCAAGAAGCAAGAAAGAAGTATAGGAAAAAAATAAAGGAGTCAAATGAAACAGGCTAAATGCATGGTGTGTGGCTTTGATGTAGCAGTTATAAACTGCCATTATAATTGTACAAATTGTGGGTTCGCTGCTAACTGAGACGAAGGAAGCGACCCAAGTTATGAGGTTAAACAAAACAATAAAGGAAAAGAGAATGATAGAGAATTGGCTACCGACACCAAGGTTCGGGAAAAAAGAGCTATTAAAAATGTATGAAGAGATACTAATGACAAATGGGATACACTATCCAATGACTATGCTTGGTTTTGATACTTGTTATAAAAGGTATCAAGTTCTTGGTGGTAAAAGAGAGTTTAAATTTATGGGGAATCGAAACGGACATGCTTAGTTGAGCAAGGAAGAAAGTAAGTGGGCAGAAATCTATGCTACTTGGAAAAAAAATTCGGGTGGCAAATGGTGGTTGTACCAATACTTTAAACTTGCTGATTATGAGTTAAGAAAAGCAAACCCGGGTAAACCAAAGATAAAAACTAAAATAAAAGAACCAGATGATAGATACGAAATACTTAAAAAAGAATAACTATACTTGCCAATGTTGTGGGGAACAAAAGTTTAACAAAGAATCATTTGAGTATACTACTTATATAACAAAAAACATTAGATTAGTATGTACTAAATGTTTTGTCCAGCAATTTGGTAAGAAAAACACTAACGAAATAAAGGAAAAGAATGAGTAAGAAAAAAGAAAATATAAAAAAAATATGGACAGTAACACTTCATTGGGAGAATGACTATTGTGAAGAGACGAGCTTCTATACAAGAGAATTAGCAAAGGCTTATATGCTTGGTCTGGAAACAGCTAACCATAAAAAAGTATATGGTTCATTAACAAAGTATACTTTCCATGATGGCAAATTAGTAACCTATTAACATTAAAGGAAAAGAAATGAAAGCAATAAAAATATACTTTGCTACTTCTAATGGAATTATTATCCCTTGTAAGATTAAAAACAATATTATCAAACCATTAGTTAATGGTGGATATAAAATCCTTAGAGAATTAGGTTTTCCTATAAAGGAGAAAAAATGAAAGGTCAATGGAAAGACAAAAATGGTAGGTGGCATTTTATATCAAAGATGACTGATGAACACCTTGTAAATACTTTGAAATATTTAAGGAAGTTTATAGAGGAAGATAAAGACTATGTACCAGAACCCAATTATTATGTTTTAGAAAAAGAATATGAAAAAAGATGCAAGGAGTATGCTAATGGGTAGAATATCATCAAAGAAGATGAGGAAACTTATCAAGGAACAAGGACCTAAGAAGCTAAGTCCATCTAAAAAAGCCAAGCTTATTAAGGGTGTCGAAAATATGATGGCGAAAGGAGTGAAGGATAGGGGTAGAAAAAATAAATCAACCATGGTTAAGAAATGTGGAATAGTATTTAAGGTAAAGCTATGAATTGTTCAATGTGCAGATTCCATGATGCAGGAGGAGAAACACTCTTTGGTACATGCAATTACTTTAAGGAATTAG